GCCGCGTCCCGCACGCGCATCATGCTCTGCTGGAGCTGCCCGCATGATCGAATATGAGTTCATGACGATGGGGCAAATCCCGTTTGGCTATATCGCCGGCTTTGGGATCGTCGTGTTGGCGCTAGTGGTACTGGCCGCCTACGGGTGGCTCGTCGCGGTAGCGCGGATAATGGGATCGTGACCACCCGTCCCGAGATCCGCGAAAAATCACCGCGCTACTGGAAGACCGGCCGCAAGCTCAGCGCCAAGCGGATCGCCGAGAACGAGCGCGCCGCAGAACTCAGCCGGTGGATCAAGGAAGAACTCGCCAGGGCCAAAACCGAGATCTAAGCCGAGGAGAAAAAATGACCGTCACTTATGAAACGCGGTGCGACAAAGTCGATTGGGACAATCTCAAAACGGAAGTTATCACAAAGCTCGAATACCTTCGCATGGCCTGGGCGGCTTCGGAGCAGGGCGCGCCGACTGAATTGCATAGGAAAATTGTTAACGATCTTTATGTCCCGGCTATTCGCCTGTTAGCGGAGTTTTGCGCGTGTCTCGAAGTGGATGAAGCACCGGACGACCAATGAGCCAATCCAAATGAACATCAAGATCGCGCTGCCCCGCATGCCGGCAAGCTTGGCCAAGGCGCTCGATCTTGTCTGTCGGCGATCTTGATCGGGCGCGGAAAACCATGCTCGCGCTGCTTGCGCATCAGATCGGTGCGGTTTTTCACGAGGCCGGCGCGCACAAGGCCGTCAAACCGAAAACCTTCGGCGCTCGGAAGATCATTCATTTGTGACGCCCTCCAACAAAATCAGAGCGTCATCGAAATAGCATCACACCCACATCACTGTGCAGCCGGGACGAAATCATTTAGTTTCGAGCAGGACACCAGCAGCCCGGTGCAAATGAAGTTGTCGGAATTGCCAGCAGCGCTTGCCAATCCGAGCGCTCTGGCAGGGTTGAGGCAGAAGCAGGCGCCGCCAAAGTGACTTGTCGCAAGTGCGAGGAAAGGCGGCGACGACTTGGCGCAGCTTTGCGCGCGTCGTTCCCACCAGCATGGTCAACCAAATCGATGACAATCACCCGGAGTCTGATGGTGGTCGTTCTTGTCGTTGTCACGACGCTGGCTTGCGTCGGCAGTGGTTATTTGTTGGCGGAAGCTCAGCAGCCATTGGAGTTGCCACCACCAGCACTGTCCAAATACGAACAGCAAATTATCGAGTACGATCGCGCGGCAATTGTCAGTGCCTACAAGGAGCAAATTCACCACCTGTTTTTGACCTGGGCCAAAGATGATCGCGACCAGCCCAGAAGAGCTACCATTGGCGCTCGGCGTGCGCGATTGATGTTCGAGCGCTCGATGCTGGCACTCGAAGAGCGCGAGCGACTTTATCGCGGCAGATAATGGAGACGCAGCAATGGCTGATCCGATCAACCCGCTCGTATGCGACCTGTCGCACTGGAACATGGCTGACGACTACGAGGCTGCAAGACGAGACGGAATCGTGGGCGTGATCTACAAGGCGACCGAAGGGCAGAGCTACACCGACGACACCTATGTCGGACAGCAACAGGCCGCGAAAGCGGCTAGGCTTTGTTGGGGCTCATATCACTTCGCCGACGCTTCCGACGTTGGCGGCCAGATCGACAACTATTTGAGATTTGCCGCGCCTGATCCAGACGAACTGTTTTGCCTGGATTGGGAGGACAACCCGAGCGGCAACGGCGTGATGTCGAAAGACGATTGCAAGACCTGGATAATCGAAGTCGAGCGCGCACTGCGGCGCGAAGGCGAATGCGTCGTGTACAGCGGCAACACCGCCAAAGAGGCATTGGATGATGATGTCGATACGTTCTTCGGGTCACGCCGGCTGTGGCTCTGCCAGTACGGCACGACACCAAGCTGGCAGCGGTCGTGGGACAATTACTGGCTTTGGCAATTCACCGATGGCGAGTATGGGCCAGAGCCTCATTCAATCAGCGGCGTCGGCGAGTGCGACATCAACTCCTACGCCGGAAGCGCGGAGCAGTTGGTGGCTGAATGGGCCACCGGCTCAGCCGATATACTGCCGCCAGCCCCAGCCCCGCATGACCCAGTCGTGAACATCATCATCGCTGCGTCGCCGGGCGTGATCGTGAAGGTGAGGCAGACACAATTCAGTACGGCGTACCGCCAAATGCTGCCGGATCGACGCAGGGAAGCCGACGTCGAGTAAAGTAAGCTGTTTGACGCAAAAGGAGAAGTTGACCATGAATTTAATCTATGTCGCGATCGTGCTGGCCATCATCGCGGCGGGCGTCGACTACTTCATCGGCGGCATTCAAGAGCCGTGGCGCAAGATCGTTATCGCCGGGATCGTCGTGATCTTTGTGCTCGGCCTGCTGCTGGTGCTGGTGCCAGGCGTCTTTCCACTTCGGCTTGGCCGCGTGACTGATGAAGCCGTCTTGCTGCTGGCTTGGCCGGCCGGTTAGTGCGCACGCATGAACATCAGCAGCAGCAGCACGGCCAGGATCGGAAGCGTGCCAGCGGAAACGACCTGCGCCACCAGCAAACGGTCGATCGGGCTTCGCATCACAGGCTCGTTGAATAATTTAAATTCAACTGATCACCATTCACTACGGCCTTATCACCCGTGCTGAGCGTGCCGGCACTCCACAGCACGCCGCCGGTGTCGTCCTTGGTGGCGACCGCGCCGGTGCCGAAGCAGAGGAACGCACCCTTGACGGTGCCGGTGCCGGTGATGGCGAACGACAGCGCCGCCGACAATGCCTTTCCCCCAGCCGTGGCCGCCGACCACACGGCGGTCTTGCGGTTGCCGGTATAGGTCGGCGCGTTGGCACCAACTCGGCTCACGGCCCGGTGTTTGCCTCACCGGGCGGCCCGCCTATCTTACATCCTCACGCGCGCAGCGGCACCACCCTGTCGCCGGTCACGCCGCCCGACACGATGTCAGCAACGTGTTGGTCCCAGACGTTGAGTGCCTGCCGCATCGGGGCTTCCAGTTGCGCGAGATTGTAGGCGGCCCTGCACACCCGATCGGAACCCGGTGTGGTTCAGACATAGCTCGACGACGTGCGGGGAGACCCCCAACTCGCACAGGCCGGTCGCCGTGGTCCGGCGCAGATCGTGCAGGGTGCTTCAGCGCGCGAAATCCAGCGCGATCAGTATGACCGCCGCGAACGCGAGCACCGCCAGCATGATCGCCAGCCACGCCTCTCGCTCCTGCGGCGTCATGGGCTAACCCGCCGTGGCTGGCTTCATCGGCGCGCGCTTCTTGCGCAGCCCCACCAGAACACTCGGATTAGCAAGCGCCGCCGGCAATTCGGAGAGCGGTATCTGCACCGGGTCACTGGTATCTTGCTGGACGAAAGTGTCTCCAGTCGGCTCGCCAGCGTCGTCCATCGACGCTCGCTCCGGACCCATGAATACCGTCACCAGCGGATTGCTCTCACCATTCGGAACCTCAGCCTGAAACCGCCACGGGAATAGCGCCATGTTATTTCCCCTTCCTTTTTTCGAGGGCCTCGATGCGCGTCATTGCGCCCGCGAATGCCGACGCCAGCAGTTCGACGGCCAACCACAATCGGTTCTGCATGTCGTCCAGCGACTGTTGACCAGGCTTCCACTCGCTGGCCGTGGGCATTCCCGGCAGTGCCTCGTTGCGCAGCATCTGCTCGACGTATTGCTGCGGGTCGCGCGGATCGAAATCTCTCAGCATCTCGACAAACTTGTGCGCCAGATCATGCTTGCCGGTAGGGCTCACGGCATCCCACTGCGCGAGGTCGACCTTGCCGTGCTTGAGGTATTGCATCCCGAAGCACGTCAACGCCGTTCCACCGGAATAGACATTGCCCTGCGCGCGGACATCGCCGCCGACACCCAGCCCACCCGCCACCTTCAGCGCGCCGGTCGTGGGGGAGGTGGAGGCGGTGGTGTCAGGGATATTCAGTGGACCCCCTGCTAAATAAAACACGCTGCCTGTCCACTGCAGATACTTCGTGAAGGCATCGCCGAAATAATAAAGCCCGGTGGCGGGAGTTGCGGCAAGGGAGGAAACAAAAGCAGTTCCGTAAACATCCTTCGCGTTAATGTTGCCACCGATCCCCAGCCCACCCGCCACCGTCAGCGCGCCCGTGGTCGGGGAAGTACTAGCAAGCGTGCTGTCCGCCCAGACACGGCTGCCGCCAAGTTTTAGTGGCTGGAAAGAACCAAAGCCGGTCTTATCGACCCCCTCCACGACGCCGCCGATCACATCGGTGCCAATTCGAACACCGTAGGTAGGCCCAGAAACCAGCAGCGTTCCGCCATTAGCGACGGCCTCGGATATCCGCATTTGATTGCCAAAATAAGCCATCCCGCTGACACCGAGTCCGCCCGCCACCGTCAGCGCGCCCGTGGTCGTGCTGCTCGATGCGGCGAGCGACCCCACCGTCAGGCTGCCGTCAGGACCAACGGAAAAACGGTAGCTCTTGAAAGGCGAGCCCAGGAATGTCGCACCCGTCAGGTCGATTCCGTCGGTAATTGTCGGAGCACTTTTGACGGCCAGAATACTGCCCGTCGTCTGCAGCGGAGTGGCGCCGTACTCTTCGCCGACCTGTATCAGCGTTCGCCAGCCCACCGCGCTAGGCTGATTGGAAAACAGCACGGCCGCGTCGTTGCGACTGCCGGCCACCGCGTCCTTGGAGGTCTGGACGATCTTGAGGCCATACTTGTTGAGCGCGCTCGAGCCGGCCTCTAGTTGGGTGTTATACTCCGATATGCTCGCCTCCAGCAGGTTCTTGGCCGCGGGCGCAAGCCAAACGACAGGGTTGGTCGCAAAAACATAACCGCGCTCGCTCCCGACCCCGCCACCGTCCGACGACGTGGCCTGCCCCAGGAACATGGCGCCGACGTAAAATTGATTACTGTTGGTCGGCGCCGAAGGCGCGTCCAAGCTGGTAATGACCTGCAGCCCCTGCCGGCCGCCCTTCATCGCGGCCCCGCCGAAGGTGTGCACAATCGCCAACCCGTCCACGAAGCCGGTTCCGGCATCGAGCGTATCGCTCCAGACCGAGACCTGGTTCAGGGCGCCGGTGTTGGCTGTGCGGGGGCGAACGCCAAGCGTACCGGGCAGCAGCAGCGCCGCCGCGCTGCCGGCGATCGTGCCGGCAGGATTCTGGTAGACGTCGAGCGCCCGGTCCGTGGCCGGCGGCGCGACCTTGGCCGTCGCATTGACCGTCAGCTGCCCGCTCATGGCGTCACCGGCCTTGGACACCTTTGGCGTTTCGAGCTTGGCGTCGGAAATGCCGCCGTCGAGGATGCCGATATTCACGACCGTCGTGCCGCCGCCACCGGACAGGCCGTCGCTCACACCGACGGAATGGATAACCCCAGGCACGCCGTCGTCGCCCTTTGCCCCTTGCGGACCGGGCGGGCCCTGCTCCATCGTCTGGATGACTTCGGCCATGTCATCGAGCATGACAACAACAGACGCGATCCCGACATCCACATCCTGCGTGACGACTACCTCTTTCACCGCGTTGCTCCCGCATTATTCGTCAGCAGACCTGACCAGACGCGAATCTTGTTTCCGTACATCGTTAGGATGTTCGAGTGGTCAAACTCGCCAAGGCCGAGCTGCACCAGCGTGCCCTGCTGAATTCGCACGGAAAATTTGCCAGCCACTGGATCGATCAGGACGATTTCGCCGGTATCGGTCGCGAGACGCAGCAGTGCGATCGCGTCTTTCGCGTGCCGCCGCAGCATCATCTCCATCGAGCCGCCGGTCAAATCGATCGGAGCGCCGTCGATCGTCTGGTACGAGAACGAGCGGTAAAAGTCCGCGTCGTTGTAGGTGGTGATGTTGACGATGGCCATGACGAACGAACCCTAGGCGAATGCAGTGTCGATCTGCGCCAGCGTCGTGGTCGTGCCGGCGTCGATGTCGGTGAACACGCCGGACGAGATCGTGAAACAATTGTTGATGTGGGCTTGCAGCTCATCACTCATCGCGGTAACGGCAGCGTCGTCCAACGACCAGAACGAGCCATCGGCCGCGTGCCATTGGGTACTGGCTTGCGTCACCAGCCTGATACCGTTGATCTTGGCCTGCGAGCGGTCGTCGGTCTTGATCGGCATGCCAGAAGTCAACGTGATCCCGCCCTGCTCCTTCCGCCAGCGCGCATCGCTGGCATAGGCTTTCAGTTGATCTTTGCTGTACGTGCTCAACGCCGGTTGAATGAACGACGCCGCGTTGAACAGCCAAGACGGCAGTCGCGAACCGTTGGAACGCACAGCGTCCGCCAACTCAACCTCGTTGACGATAGGGGTCGCTTGGCCGTTGGCCGTTTGCCATGCAACATAATTTGCGTCGCCGCTCGCAACCATCGTGTTGGACTTGCTCTGATAGACTTGCGTGGTTGAACCAGCAATCGACCAGTAGTGATCTGCGATGTTCATGTTCATGCGTATTGTCCTCCGCTGGAGGTGCTGCCCGCGACAGTTCCTGGCAGATAGGATACGCCTCTGCCTATCGTCTGGATCACGCCATTCGTGTTCGCGCTATATTTTGGGCCGGTGGCATTTGAGAAGCCGGTGTATGACTTCCAGATTGGCCTCGCCTGCCCGCCTTCAGTCGCGCCAACGAATGCAGAGCCGAACGACGCCGCTCCTGAAATGATCATGTCCGGGTCAGATGGCAGCCCTACTCCACTGAGCAGTTGCCCGTTCGTGTATGCGTGCTGATGAAACAAGGAGGCACCGCCGTTGATCGTTTGTGTCCCTTGGACGAGCGTAAACCCACCGGGCCCGGTGACGATGTGCGAGCCGACGACCGCGTTCCAGTAAGCAACAACAATGTGCAAAGTAGTCGCTCCAGACGACCAAATGCCGTGGCCCTGATCGCCCGGTGCTTGCGCCGTCGTGCGGAAGCTGAAGCCGTCAACGATGTAGCTACCTCCATTCCGCATATGCCACGCCGACCCGGTCCCGACGTTGAAGATGGATACCGCGGCGGGGTTGCTGACATTACCGACGAGATGCACGTTGCCAGACCCGTTCGGCATCGGAAACAGGACCGGACTTGAGTTGCTATAGACGCTGTCGGCCACGTGAATATAAAAGTCCCAGCCACCAAGGTTATACTTGACCATCGTGCTCAAGGCTTTCTGGATCGTCCGAAACGGACCACCGTGTGGTCCTGTGATGGTCGACGAGGTGCCGTCGTACAATGAATCATCCCCAGTAACGCCGTTGACGTAGAGGTGGCTGGTCGCGACCATAATGACAGACGCGCTGGGATTCCCCCCGCCGACGAGTTGAAAGTAGGCCCCGTCATAGATGACGTCGATCAATTGCCCGGCCGTTAGCTCGTATGCCAGCATCGCCGACAGATCGGAGTGGATGAGCGGCACCGCGCCCAGGCCGCTGACGTTGACGGTCACTTGCGACGTGTTGCCGGAAGCTAGCTTGATGACCATGCGCAGACCGGCCCTGTAGGCTGTAACAGGGACGACAGGTGCGACCGCAACCTGGTTCGGCGCACCGACATCGACACCATAGTTGATCTGGCCGCTCTGCACGGCCTTCGCGAGTTGCAGCAAATCGGAATTCGTCGGCGTCAGTCCGGTGACGTTGATGAGGTTGACAATTTCCCGTTGCGGGTACTCGATCGACGCCGCGGGTGGGATCGACCCCATCGTGCCGGTCTCGGGATTGCCGTTGATGTAAATTGCGTCTTCGTCCGAGTTGCCAAAAGGTGCGTTGTATTTCATGTCATGGTGTCCCTGTCAGGAAGATACGGCAGTGCGGATCGATGCCGCATTGATGTTTGCCAACCTCGAACCAGACGTGTCGTGGCATGTCGGCCATTTCGGAGTAGTCGAAGATGATTTTGGTGTGTGCCGGCTTCCAGCGATTGAGCAGGCATTCCAGGTCGTCGGCAAGGCCGATGCGCAAGTGCGGATCGATGCCGCATTGGCCGCCGCCGCTGCCGACCCGGAACCAAATCAGCTTCGATTGATCGACGTGGACCGTCCAATAGAAGCGGTTGGTCTGTGGGCCAAGCCCATAGCTCGGCCACGCCGATAATTGCCCTTCCGCAACCGGGGTGCCGCGCTCGTTGACGATGGGGTCGCCCCATTCGTCGTACATCGGCAGCGGCGGCGTGCCATAGACGCGGCTGTCGCCACAACGATCGATGCCTACCACCCAAGGCCGATACTCCGAGATCGTAATTCCGTAGCCAAGCTGCGCGGCGACCTTGATGAAGAATTCGCGCGATTGCGCGCCCTCCATCGTCATCCGCATGACCAGCGCACGCTGGCGCTCGCCAATCGTCAGCGGCTCGGTGTAGCAAGGATCGGGTAGCCCCCAGTTGCGCTCCCAGTCCGGCAGCAGTTCCAGTGTACGGCGCGGGTCGCTCTCCTGTTCGAGCAAGTCGGCCGCGCGGGTGTCCACGAAGCCCCAGATTTGCGCCAGCCCCCTGACCGTACGCATCAATGCTGCGAGCGGGTCGCGTGGCCATGCCGGTCCACTCGGCAACAGGCCGGTGAGTGGCTCCGCATAGTCGTCGCCTGAGCGGCGGGCGTGAACGTCGGTCGCTGGCACAGGCACCACCTGCGACGGCGGCGCGTCCAGCGGCGCGGGCGGCGGCGGGGCTGGTGGACCCACCAGGGGCGTATAGCCGTCGGTGTCGCCGTAGAAGTAGCGCTTGCCTGGAAGCGGGTTTGTGTAGGGGTCGTCGGTCATGCGAAATAGACCGTGCCCAGCACCGCCATGTGCCCAAGCGACGGCATGACGACGGTGTCGAAGGTCAGCTCGTGGTGCTCCTCGCCAATGGCACCGCTAACGGCCTCCGCAACCCACGAGCGATAGATCGTCTGTCCTGGAGCTGCGTTCCTGAACAGCATGTCGGACACTGCCTGCACGACGGCGTTGCGGGTGGCGTCGTCGTCCCGCGTCAGCGCGCTGACCGTGAGGTCGATGTACTGGATCAGCGGCGCGAAGCAGTAGCACTCCATCACCGTGACCGGTCGCATTGTGTCGAGATGGTCCGACACCGTCTGCACGTCGGCCGGCGTCGGCCAGCCGCCCGTCGACGCGCGCAGGTCGTCCATCAGAAAACGCGTGGTGATGGTGCCTGCGCCCTGCTCCGACGCCGCCCACGCGCGCGTGACCCCCGGCATCTGCATCGCCCAAATTTCATAATCGGCCTGACTGCCGCCCATCGCAGGGTTCTGGATGCGCTTGAGGATGCGTTCGCGGAGCTGCTCGTCGCTCTCCTCGTTGACGCCGCCGTCCATGTCGCCGTAGAGCACCGCGCTCGGGATGCCCGCAATCGGGGTGATGAGCGCGATCCCCTCGCCGTCCGGCATGTTGCCGACCGTCCCGGCGGTCAGCGCCACCGCGTCGGCATTACCAGTGCCCCCGATCCCGATCAGGGCTTCGGCGATGGTCTGGTATCGCACGCCGTTGGCGCCCGACAGCAGCGTGCCGACCGCGACGGTGAACCCGCTGGTGCCGGTGAACTGCACCGTGCCGCTGGCGTAGGTCGCCGCCTTGCGTCCCTTCGAGCCGTCGGCATTGACCAGCCAGATGTTGCCGTGGCGATCGAGCCATTCGCGCTCGGCAGTGTCTGGCAATAACTGCTTGGCCAGCCAGTCGAGATAGAGGAGCACCAGATTTGCAAGGCCTGCCATGGCATCGGACATGATGCGCAGGGCCGAATTCGGGACCATTGCCTTTGCACCAAGCTGGCTGAGCACGTAGTCGCGTGTCAGACGGCGCGTTTCTTTCAGCGTGGGCGTAATCCACGGCATCAGGGCGCTCCCTCGATGAGCTGCTGCCAGAGATCGGCGAAGCGTAGTTCGACGGCAGGTTCCGGGCCCCGGTAGATGACGACGCGAACGTCGATGCGGTCGATGTCGGTCTGCTCGGCGATCACGTCGATGCGTGACGCTATCCTGTTGGTGACGAACGGCCGCATGGCGTCTCGGGTCCAGCCGTCCACGCGCGCGAGCGTGGAGCCGCTGCGCGCCGACGGCCCAGTGATCTTGGCCCTGCGAAGCAGCCACAGCAGGCTGCCGACCGGCCAGCCGCCCCATATCTCCTCTGCATCCATATCGGCCCACCAGCCGAACCTGTCGGTGCTGTCGGGGTCGGGCAACTCCTCGGTCTGCGGTGCCAGCGCGTTGGTGCCGAGTGCGATAATCACGGCAGTTTGCAGATCGTAACCATCCGCGATCAGGTTCTGGTCCGTCAGCAGCCAATCGAGATTGACCGCATAGGCAGGGAAATCGAGCTGCTGCAGGTAGCGGATGTCGCCGCCCGGTGTCATGGCCGCGCCTCCAGCTTTGCGATGCGTGCCTCAAGCGCCTCGACGCGCAGCTCCAGCGGATGCCTTATGATTTCCATCGAGCTTGGGTCAGCCTTGATCTGGATTGGCTTGCTCGACCAGATGCCTCCACTGTCGCACCAGAGAACATTGTCGCCGTGCATCATGTGAACGTGGTTGTCGTCCACCTTGCTGCTTTTCGTCTCGTCGCCGCCAGCCGTGTGCAGCCAGCGCTTGTTGTCCTTGTCGTAGTGGCCGACCACAGTCTCGCCGGTCCTGAACTCGACCTTGCTCTTTGAGGCCCTCATCTCGGTGTTGACCTCGTCTCCCTCGTGTTTGTACTGCTCACGATTTGGGGAGCGCTCCGCTTCCGCGCGCTCGTCCGCGCTCATCGCCCTGATGTCGTAACCGGCGGCGGCCCACGATCGCAGGTTCTGTTGCGGGGTTCCGCTGCTGCGGTCCTGCTTTTTCTTGACCACGTGGCGGACTGAAACGAAGCGCTCCTTCTTCTCGCTTTTGCCGGTCGCGCGCCCCTGCGCGTCACGCAGCATTTTGCCGCCCGGAGCCTGACCACTTCCATCGTCGTCGAGCGACATGATGTAGGTCGCCGCCGCACGGATCAGCGTGCCCTGCCCCTGATGGTCGTACTGGAAGCTCTCTCCCGGCTTCATGCCCATCGGGCGGTGCCTGCGGTCATCGACCCCGATCACCACCGGATGATTGCGCTGACCTCCCAAGAAGACTGCGATGCCCTCTGCGGCCTTGCCTTTGATGTTCGCCAGCAGGCTGCCGATGGCGCCCTGCGCGCCACCCTCCTGCTCGTCGCGCGGCAGCGGGATCGCGCTCATGCCGAACGACTGCATGCGCTCGACGATCTTGCGGCCCTCCTTGGCCATGCCGTCGAAACTCAGCTCCTGCATCATCGGATTGTCGTTGGCCTTGTTCATCGTCAGCCGAACGATCTGGTGCATCGTGCGCCCCGACATCTCCAACAGACTGTTCCTGTTCACGTCGCCCTCACGGTAATTGGCTGTCGATCTGCCGCCGCGCGATGGCTTCGGCTCGCTGCTCGGCGCGAAAGATCACGTCGGCTTCGCGGTAATTGTAGCGCCCGTTCATGTGCACGGGCTTGACCATCGTCATCGTCGTCGTGGTGCCGCCCTCGCTCTGCTCGTAGGTGCAGCCCGCGCAGCCCAGCACCTCGTCGTACATGATCAGCGACGGCGAGGTGACGGCATAGTATTCGCCCGCGCGCCATATCTCCTCGGACAGGTTGGCGTCCTTGAACCAGCCCTGCACCGTAATCTGCGCCTCGATGTTGGAGCCTTCGGTGAACACGAACTCCATGTCGGCGCGGCGCTGGATGCCGTGCATCTTGTCGGCCACGTCCGCCACCACCACCATGTGCCGGTCGCGGCTGGAGCTGCCGTCGCGTTCCGCCACCTGCTTGTTCTCGGTGTCGCCGTTCGCGCCGTCACCGCCCTTGTTCTGTCCGACCGAGAAGATGCGCTTGTAGATCTTGTTGTCGCGCACCACCGCGTTGGCGCGCAGGATGTTGCCACTCTCGACCAGATAGCCGCTTGTTTGCACCGGGTGCTCGCCGATCAGCAGCAACCCGCCATTGGCCATCGACCCGATGACGATGCTGCGCATCTTGGCGTAGCGGTCGATTGCCATCATCGGAGTTTCCCCCGGCAGCACCTGCAGGTTCTCGAACGGCGTCCCGTCCACGTTGCCTTTGGTGTGGATCTGAATGCCGAGATGCGCAGCCAGATCACGCGCGAGCTGCTCCACCGACTGGCCGTCGTGGCCATCCAGCTTGTCGAGCGGCACCGACGAGTCGACCAGATCGATGGTGTCGCCGCAGCCGATCAGCCGCACACCGTGGTTGTTGGCGTCGTAGCCGACGTGGCGCTCGGTGATGTAGCCAAACACCGCCGGATAGCCGCCCAGGAACACCCGCACGATGTCGCCGGGGACGAACTGCGCGCCCTGGATGGTGAGCGGGACCGACGACTCCTCGGTGCACTCGAACTGAAACACTGGGAAGCTCTCGGTCCACTTCTGCTCGACCCGCACCGATGTCCAGTTGGTGTAAATCTGCCCGCGCACCTCCAGGCTTGCGATCTCCTTGGAGCCTGGGCGGCGGATGATGACTTGATCATCCGGCGCTTCCGCGTCCACCTGCACTCCGGGAATTTCAACGACTGTGATGCCCATCGTTACACCGCCAGCATCTTTCCCTGCCTTGGGCAGAACGCGGGATGGACGACCGAATTCTCTGCAATCAGCTCAAGGTGGCGCATCGGGTCGGCGTAGGCGCGCTGCGCCATCCGCAGCGACGGCATCACGCCCTGGTAGCTGTAGTTGATGACGCGCGGAAGCTGCCGCCCACGCACGGCGAGGTGCTGGGTAACGCTGCCGTGCAGGTTGATCATCGCCATGTAGGTCGCGGCATCGAGGTCGTCGGACGCCACCTCGATGGTCTGCGTGAACGCGGCGTTCATCACACCGGCAATTGCATCGACCTCCTCGCGCGAGCGGAAGGTCATGTAGGCGACGATGCGGGCCTCGGTTGCCAGCGTCAGCCGCACCATGGCGAGCACGGTTTGCACTGCCTGCAGGCTGACCGGCCGCTCCGCCAGTGCCGCCTTGCGCACCCGGTCCATGGTGGTCAGCGTGGCCTTACAGTTGCGCGCGAGATCGACGCAGACGCTGAAGGCGTAGCAGAAGGTTTCCAGGTCCAGCATGTTGGGATCGACCACCATCATGCCGACCGCGCGCCGCAACGCCGTGCCCACGGTTCCGGTCAGCCGCACGGCGGCCGACAGCACCACCGGGCCGATCCGCTTGACGATCCCAACGATTTCCTCGTCGCTCATCATGGGATGAAGGTCATGAAGTTGCCCCAGGGCGTGAGGCGGTTCATCCGCGCCTCAAGACTTGCGTTCATCTCCCCGGCGCTCTTTTTCACCAGCGCATAGCCAACCATCTTGCTGATCTGTTCGTCGGTCTTGCGCGCGGGCGGCCCGATCAGTTGATCCTCAAGCTGGAATGCGTCGTCCTCGACCTGCCCCGATGTCGAAACCTCGCGCCGGAATTCTGGGTCGCCATACTCGACGAAGTCCATCTCGACCGTGCAATAGCCGCCCTTCTCGCGCGCCTCGGTGACGGTGTAGGACATCACCATGACCATCTTGTCTGTCATCTCGAATGGCAGCGGAAGCCGCAGCAGGCCGGGGCCGTCCTTCTCAAGCGCGTCGATCAGCCGGTTTTTCTGGTCCCAGTAATTCGGCCCGATAAGGTAGCCCTGCACGAGAAAGCGCAGAGCTTTGTGCCCCATATCCTCGGCGTATGGCGTGTTGCGCTTCGGGTATTCGTGCACTGCCACGCGCCGCCCGCCCTGCTGCGCATCGCTCTCGACGAAGAACTGCACGTTGCGGAACGCCGCCTCCTGATAGCGCTTGCGCCACGGGTTCGGGACCTTGTCCTTGATGCTCATATGCTCAGCGTCTCCCCGGCGTCCTCGGTGCGCTGCATCTGCTTGTGCTGTCGCACCGTCGTGCCTTGGTAGAGGTCGCCCGCCTCGTTGACCTTGGCGTCGGCCTTGGTGCCGTTGGAATTGACCGTGACGTTGACGTTGCCGTTGACCGACGGCGGCCTGATCGCACCGTTGATGCGGTTCATCTCGCGCTGCCGGGTTTTCAGTATGGTCGCCGCCCATGACGGGTCGGTGCTGTTGTAGCCGCCCTTAACCAAGTTACGCATCGTCTCTTCCGGCGTGTCGCCGTAGCGACCACCCCAGCGCTTGGCGTGGTCCTCGAAGCCCTCGGCCAAAGAGCCGTAGACCTTGTGCTTCTGACCGTCCGCGCCGATGATGAAGCCCTGCGAACCGACGCCGGTCTGCCCGAACGGGTTGGTGCCACCGGAGCGATCGAAAATGCCGCCCTTACCGCGCTGCATGTTGCCGCTCTCGTGCATTGCGATGGCAGCAGCCGTGTCAGGGTCTTTGATGCCAGCCGCGACCGCCGCCGCGCGCGCCTTCATGAATGGCGTCTGCTGACCATTCGGGGCCGTCCCACCGCTGTTCTTGATCAGCGCCTCCCGCGCCGCCTCGGCACTGCGAATGCCAAAGTGGCCCTGATCATTGCTCTTCCACTTGTTGCCCGAGACGAGGCCCCACTTTTCTGCGAGCTCGTCCTCCATTCCGGGGGCCAGTGATCTCCCGGTCCCGCCGCGAATTCCGCGCCCGACCTGATTGATGTCGATGGCGGCACCAATCGGATGTCCCGATGCGTTGTGAGGGCGAGAGCCAAGCGTGCCGGTGGCCGAACCCAGCGTGCCGCCAGCCCCCTCGTAGTCGTTGATGAACCCTTGGAAGTTCTGCGCGAACCGCTCATCGACCTGAAACTTCTTGCCGCTGGGGGAGGTGACGGTCGCCAGCCCGCTGCGCGCGATCGCGGTGCCAGCAGGAGCCGTGATGCCTGCAGGGCCGCCTTGCGAGCCGCCGCCAACACCTTGGCCGTTAGGGTTGCCGGTTGTCGTACCGGGCGGCCCCGATGGCCCGGTCCCCGACGGGCCGGTGCCGCCCGTGGATGCCGCGCGGAAAGCTCGTCCAATCGGGGTGTTGTCCCCCGTGCCGCCGGGGCTGTAGGAGGCGTTGGTGAAGCCGTTTCCGCCACCCAGGCTGCCCCTGCTGCCGCCCGAGAACTCCACCAGGGCGTCGTACACGCCGGTTTGCACGATGCGCGATGCCCCGCTGCTCTCGCCGCCGTCGTCGCCAAAGCCGCCGAACGAAATTGGACTGAAGCCACGGGCGCGGCGCGCGGCGCGCTTCTCCTGCAGCGTCGGCGGCGGCGGCGCGCTTGGGGGGAGGTCACCTGACTGAGCCTTCCAGCCAAACGGGTCCCATTTGTCCATGCCGGTGAGTCTGTTGATCCACCCGACGGCTGCTCCCATCGGATCGGAGGCTGCGCCCTTGCCGCCGTCCCCCTTGCCAGCCGTCTTGTCGATCCAATTGTCGATCCACGTCAGCCCACTGATGATCTTGTCGATGTCTTCGAGATCGCGGCCGATCATCGGCATGATGCGCACGCCGATCTTGGCCTTGAGCAAATCGAAGTTCTCGCCCATGTCGACGAGCATGCCGTTGAATTTTACGGCAGTGGCAATCTCATCGTCGGTAAACACCTTCTTCGTCTTGTACGTTTCGTAGAACTGCTCCCACGACAGCCGCGCCACGCCCGCACCCAGTTGGATCTTGTCGAAGAACCGTCTGCCCTTTTCTCCTGACGGGTCCTCCTTATCGAGCGCCCCCTTGAAGCTGAACGCCTGCTTAAGGGCATCCAGCATGTCGGTTGAATTCTTCACCCGGTTGACGAAGTCGCCTGCGCCCATCGCGTATAGCTCGCCGCGCAGCGAGCCGATCCGCATCTTGAAATCGTCCACATTGCTCTTGAAGCCAGCGAGGCCCGCCATCATGGCCTCAGGCGCCATGCCTGCCTTCTGCGCCTCGGACGTGAAAGCGCGCAGCGCCTGTTCGCTCAGCCCCAGCTCCTTGCTGGCGTACTTCATCTGGACGATCTTGGATGAGATGTCGCCCAGCGTGCCGGTCAGCGTGCGGGCGGCAACCCCGACGCCAGCCGCGCCCAAGCCGAATGCCCCCAGCGACGGCACCGCCGACTTCAGCTCGCTGCCGACGCCCTTGATGGTCTTGCCGAGCGCGCTGAAGCTGCTGTCGACCTGCTGAACGCCCTTGCCTGCCCGTACCGGCACCGCGCCGATCTCACGGCCGATCGCGCGGATGTTCGCCAGCGCCTCCTCGCTGACGACGGTCGCGCGTAATCGAAGGACGTCATCGGGCATGGCCGTGGCTCAGTGCGATCGCGTCGTCTCTGCAATGGCGAGTAATCTGTCGGTCCACTCCATGTGCTGCTCGACCTCATCGAGCGGCATCGCGAGAAATTCCGCCGGGGAACAGGAATAGACTCGCGCCAGCCGATAGCAGTTCAGTACTGCATCGCCTGGACGCCCGGCGGGAAAAAACCCATGAGCGCATGGGCGCAGGTCGACCAGTCCTCGCTGTCGAGCGCCTTGATGGTGGAGGGCGGCACCGCCGCCAGCGTGGACATCATAGCGCCCATGACCTCTGGGTTCGGTGCAATCCTCCCGGTCTGCCAATCGATGACGATCGGATAGCCGTTGCCCATCGCCATGATGTCGCCTCCGGTCGGCCTGCGGAACACCAGCTTCTTCACCATCTCCCCGTTCGCTTGCACGGGCGTGGTCAGGTCGATGACGATCTCTTTCGGGCGCTTCAGCTCGACTACGTCCGCCGCCTTGACTGCCGCTTCCGCCATTGCGTGCTCCCTACGACGTCAGCTCGTCGCCATCGACGCCTTCGAACCTGATCCGAAACTGGCCGTCGTGCGTGTTGATCTCGACCGGCCCTTTGACCCACGCATTGCGCAGCACGTAGGTGTGCCCATTCACCAGCTCGGCGGTGACGGTGGCATCGGTGATGCTTTCCAGGAACTCGGTGCTGACCTCGGGCAAGGTTGAGAGATCGCCCTCGATGTACGGCACGCGCGGCAGCTCCTGGTAGCCGTGCACGTAATCCTGACCGGCGATGCCGGTGCGCTCGACCTGCGTGATCGAGACGGTGAGGCTGCCCTTGAGCGGAAACATCGCTCCGTCAACCTTCAGATATGCGGTGCCGGCGATAGGTCCTTGCGGCATGCAAGCCTCCATGATTAAAGGGGCATGCATCCGTAGAGGTCTAACTGAGAGGGGGCAGGCGAAACGCGCCTACCCTCTTTTTTATTGCGATCTTAATAGCAGCCAAGTTTTCAAATGAAAGTCGTCCAAGGTCGTGCAAATGCTTTCCGTTGGTTGGAGATACCTTTCTCCAAACTCGCCCAGGTAGTTAGTGCGACTTCCGGGTTGTAATGAAGCGTTGCGTGAGCTGTCGACCGCGATAACCCGCTCCCGCCACGATCGAATACAGCCCTGTGTAGGTCCCGACATCGATGGCGACCAGACCGGGCGCGCGCGATCACTGCCACGCCTCTTGCACCCACGGCGGCTTGTGGGTCCCTCCGCAATTGATGACCGCCGAGTGCTTCGGTGGGTGAATTGTCAGGTCGCGGTAATTGCAGAAAAAATCCCGTGGCATCAGGGCTTGCAGGAACAGTGCGTTGGGATACAGAAGCTCAATGGCCTTCTGGTCGCCGTAGCGCCCCGACCGCTCAATGTACCAGTCGCGACGGTGGTCGAAGCGCGACCAGATGAACCCGCACTGGCCGCCGCCGATCACCATGACGCTGCTACTGTATTTGCAGGCGCCGACGGCACCCTGGTTCGCCAAAATGCTGAACTCGCCAACCGCATCCGCAAGTGGTGTAATGTCGTTGATGAGAATGTTGTCGAGATCGAGATAAACTACTTTTGATCGGCCGCGCCACTCGGGAGCGAACAAAATCATTTTAGCCCAGCAGCTCTTGAGCCCGATCTCCTCGATGTCGATGAAGGTCACGTCATCGCAACGCTCCCTCTGGTCGGTCAGGCAGACCAGTTCATAGGGGCGCTGCATGTGGCGCGCGACCATGTTGCGCATCTTGGTGACGTGGCCAAAGTCGAAGGCGGTTCCGGTGCGGACACACGCGACAATGACATCGCCGATCATTTTTTCAGCATTGCCACGCCGTCATCGAGCGTGACCTTCTGAAAACAGCGAATTGCCGATGCTGGACAGGCATTCGCAATGTGAACGCCACGCTTGTTGAGGTGCGGGACGTAGACTTCGAAGTGGCTTGCCCAGACCTTCCAGTTCTCGTGATTCTGTGCCCGCTTCTTGTCATGCTGCTGGTTGTCTTGAAAGGAACCGTCATAGTCGTAGCCGAACAAGATGATGCGCTTGGCCTGCTTGTGCAGGCAGATTTGCAGTGCACCGAACCCGCTGGTGCCGCCGCCATAGATCGCGCTTGGATCTTCAGACACCGCCTGACCCACCAGCCGCTTGACGAAGGTGACGTTGCGCGATGGCGGCGCAGCACCTGTCTTGGTGAGCTGGTCCTCGGGGACAGCCCAGTAGACACGCGCCGGCACGTCGGCGAGCTTGTCGCGCCATTCGGCATAGCGCTCCATGTCGAGACCGAACCCGGCGTCCGCCCATGGGATGTCGAAGATCGACCCCTTGACCGCAAGGATGGTCGCGCCCCGCAGCCTTTCGAAGTCGAAGCCGACGAGTGAAGGCCCATCGGCGACGATCGCGACCGGCTGCTTGTCCCAGTACGGCGATCCCACCTTGCCGTAGGTATCATTCGCGTCGAAATCCGCATCTGGCGGTGCCGTGACCATGCGCCGGTTGACTCGTCCTGTCGTCATCGTCCGCCTCGGAGCTTTATTCAGGCTGAAATCCGCTTCGAGGCGTTGCGCCGCCGGTTGAGACCTAACAGCGCGAAAGCCGCGGCAAGCAGCCCCGGCAACCCTGCACCAGCAATTGGTCCCGGAACTCCAGAGACCGACAGATTGCCGCCGTAGCCCGCAAGCGCGCCAGCATTACCCTGAATCTGCAGATAGTAGTGGCCGGCATTGAGCAACCCACTACCGTTGAGTTCCTGGCTCAAGCCATCTGCACTGATGGTCGCAAACTGGGGCCCGAACTTCAGTTCATCGCCGTTACCGATGGTGCCATCAGGGTCAAGAAAGATCGCCGCAGCGAAATTCTGAATGCCGAAGGGGCCGGTGACGCCGCCAATGGCGAACGTGTTGGTCGCCGATGCCACGGTAACGAACGTCGGACCACCAACAAGATCAAACGTGTACTGGTCTTGAAACAACCCACCTACGAGCGGGCCATTTGGGTCGTTCGAGAACGCACCGGCAGCCGAGGTCGGATTGACTCCGAACGTGCCGATGATGGCAGCTTTGCTCGACGCCGGCATGGCCAGCACAATCGCGAACGCAAGTAAACATGCCCTCATGGTTGGGACTCCCTCTGTTTTTGTTGATGATCGTCTAAAGTTCTGGATGCGCCGCCCGAAAGCGGGTGCATCCAGGCTCGGCCTCGAGCAGCGCGCCGGGGTCGCTTATTTGGGTGAGGCCGCGTCCGGCCCTGGGAAATACCCCCAACCAACACTCGGAGCATAGGCCCAGCCGCCCGTCTCGGGTGGCGGCTTGATCGCCTCGCCGTCAGGCGGCGGCGGCGGCAACGGCGGCACCACGATGGGATGCGTGGGATGCCCCGGATTCGGCCAAATCGTGACCGGCGGTCCGCCTTCCTGATAGGGCGGCAGCACGATCGGGTTGGTCGGGAACGGCCCTCCCTGCGACGGGCCACCACCAGGCGCGATCGGGTGCGACGGATAACCAGGGTACCAAGGCAAGCCTTGATCCGGATACGACGGCGCACCACCCCAGATGCCGGGTGGGCGGCCCGGCAGGCCCTGGTCGGGATATGGCATGTTGCCGCCACCCCAAATGCCGGGCGGCTGACCTCCTCCGGGCGCGATCGGGTGCGCCGGATGCCCAGGGCTCGGCCAGATACCAGGCGGTGGCTCCGCAATCGGATGGGTCGGCACGCCGCCGTCGGTCAGCGGCGTAATCATCGCAAGAAATGGTCGCATTTACTGTTTCTCCTTCGGTTGCAGTTCTCGCGGCGGATGATCACCAGTCTCTGGTGTGCTAAATCGCAATTGCTGTATCGATCCCTCTATCATATTGGAGACGGAACTGCGCCAGCACCGCGAAGATGCGGAGTTGGTTGATGAGGTCGGGCGGATACAGCACATCGATCCGGTTTGGATCGTTGGCGTTGCGCTCCACGATCAGGTTTTTCTTGAAGGCCTGCGCGTTCTCGACCCGGCCCAGGAACTCGTCGGCCCGGTACTGCGCGACCAATTCCGCCTTGATGATCTTCGGCGTCACGATGGCTTGCCCTGCCCCGAACCGCGTTCCGTCGTCCGCCAGCTTGTGACGCGGGTATTTGCTGGTGATGACGAAACGCTGCGAGCGGAACAATGCCGCCAGCGTGGCCAGCGTCGGCACCAACTCGTAGGCGTCGTCGCCCTGGCCGTAGAGGTTCTTCTGGTAGGTGGTGCTCTCCCGCATGATCGCCGGGATGCCGTCGTCGTTCACCGACTGTGTGGCGATTCCGACGCCAGCAAGTTGGTTGCATTGCGCCTTTGTGAAGCGCTGATGCTTTGGCGCGGGCAGGCATCCCTCCATTGCAAGCGTCTGCAGCGGTCGCGCCGGGTCGTTGAGCAGCGCGCGCGCGGCCTTGGCCGTGTAGGCCGCGGCCCAGTTCCACGAAGGAGTCGGCGAGGTGTCCTCCACCCCCATGATCGAAAGCACGCCGGAATTGTTGTTCGGGCCATACTGAAGGAGCGTTGCGACATCTCCCTTGTAGGCGCCGAACACATGTCCGTAGAGCTGCCGCATCCAACCCCAGCGACCAGTGTCGGAGAAGCCATATTCGGCCTCCAACTGCGTCAGCGAGGTGCTGTCGGAGAAGCCGGTGGCGACGTATTCGTAGATCTCGTCGCCCAGGTTGACGATGGCCTGCGTGAGATCGACGGTGCCGGTTCCGCCCGCCAGTTTGTTGTCGACGGGCATCGTGATAGTGAGGCCGACCGGCACGCGCTCCGCTGCGAGCGCCCCGCCATAGGCCAGCCGCACGTCGATCTCGTTGCCTTCCACGCCCTTCCACTTCGCGGTCAGCGTGATGTCGGGACTGTCGGCCGGCGTCGTGGTAGCGATCACCGGCATCGACGGGTCCGCGTTGATGGCGACGGCGATCTTGCCGCCAACAACGGCGATAGCCTCACCGGCCGCGATGCTGACCTGCACTCGGCGTCCGGCGATGTAGACCGGCAGCGTGCCTGCGGCGGTCGCCGGCGCCGTCACCGTCATGGACGCGGTGGCGGCAACGCCAGCCGTCGCCTCGGCGATGGGGACTACCCACAGCTCCTGCGCAAAATTATTGCGAGTGAATGACTCAACCATGCCGTCGAGCATCGAGCCGTAGCCGAACAGCAGGCGGGCGTCGGCCTGCGACGGCACCGGCACCGGCACGTTTGGAATTGCGCTGCCGTCCGCGGTCATGGTTCCGATGATGAGCGAGGTCAGCCGCGACCGGGGATAGCCTGCCATCGAGGGATCTACTTCCACCCAGTATAAGGGCATCCGCCAATTCGCGGGGATGCTGTTAAACGACACGGGCATGTTCGCGGTCTCCTTCTCGGTCAGGGGTGTAGCGGACGCTGTCCGCCGTTTCGTCCCGCCTTCAACTGTGCTGCCCTGGCCAGCGCCATGGTGATCTCATTCTGCGTCAGGTCGTACTGGCGGATAATCTGCAGCACCTCCGCAGGATCGGTGTCCACGCTCGGATAGCGCGTCTCGACATGGATCGTGTTCAGCATGTCCGGCACCCTCGGGGGGTGCCAGTCGGTGAACACCATCATCAGCTCGACCCTGATCTCGAACAGCGTTGTCTCACCGACCTTGGCGTATTGCGACTTCCGGTCCATGCCGGTGAAGCCCTCGACCAGCCGCACGAATGTCGGGTCCTCCAGCAGGATCTCGTCCGCCTCCGACATCCATTCCTCCAGCGCGTCGAGTTTGTTTTGGTCGTCGGTCTCGGCGTGCACCGCACCCGAGAAGCCCAGCGTCAGCTCGGCCTGGAATTTCGGCTCGGCGTGATTTGCGGACCCCAATGGCCTGCGCTGCTCACGCAGGATGTAGACCCCCAGCAACGGCAGGTCCGCGGGCGTCACCTGCAGCGCGGGCGTGTTGCGGTAGGTCTTGAAGCGCGTGGTGAAGCCAGCCTGCAAGCGCGCCATCGCGGCGGTCTGCATCATGCTTGCATAGTGGCTCATGGCCCGTCCGGTGGGTGCTGAATCCGCAACAGCAGTGCCGCGCCGCCCTGCCCATCCAAATCCACGTCGCCGATCCAGTATTTCGATCCGAATGCGGGGTGGCTGATGTCGACGATTTCGACGAGGTCGCCGCGCCCCGGCGGCGGCAGGGCGAAGTCGCGCAGCCGGATGCCCAGCGAGGTCTGCTGGTCGCCAAAGATGGTCTCGTCCTGCATCTGCACGTCGATCGGGTTGGACGAGAAGACTCCGCGCGCCACGAACGGTGGTGCGCCTGGATTGGACACAAGCTGCGTGAACGTGCACGCGATGGCGAAAATGTCCTCGCACGGGGACAACACCAATGCGTCGAAATTCACGCCCACCGTTTTGGCTCCTCAAAAAGGCGGATGCGGCCGCGACCGCATCCAAGTTAGGGGAGGAATTCAGGGAGTTGAGATTGCTATTGCCAGTTTGCAGTCGACTTTTTGCAGCGTTGGTCTATCGCGCGTGCCGGACCGCAGCTTGATGAAGCCGACGGTGCGCGCCCACGTCCTGTCGATCACGATGCCTTGGTTTGCCCGCGCCACGACGACGATTTCTTTTCCTTCGTCATCGAACATATCGTTATAGCCATTGCCGTCCGACGATACCTGGAACGACATTTGATTCGGCATATCGCCGTCGTTGTACTCCTGGGGCACGGTGATGCGGACGATGGTTCCAGCCGAACAATCAGCTCCATCCGAAAGGCTTTCTCCCGCGTGGATGGTTGGACCGTCGATAATAACAAGCGGCATTGGCAGTCCTCCAGATAAAGGGTGGCAAGGTGCAGATCAGGTGTGTGTGCCCTTTAGCAGCGCGAGCGGACGCGAGCAGAAGTTGAGGGCATTCATCTGCGTGTCCATGTGGACGCCTTTGTCATTCGGCATCTGGTACTGTTTGACGTAGCGCGGCAGGCCCATCGTGTTCACGGTCTCGATGTAGTCGGCTGGCGCATAGACCGTGGGGAACAGGTTCGGCACGCCTGTGGGATAAAAGTAGGCAGCGTCGGTCTCGATGATCGGCACCCCTTGCGCATAGCCGCGATAATTGGTCCACAGGATGCCGCCGAACACGAACGAGCCCCAGGTCTGACCTCCGCTGATGTAAGCGCTGCGCAATTCGGCAGCGTCCTGCGTTTGGAGGTATGTCGAGCGCACCTCGGCGCATGCGATCAGTGCATCGAAGAACGCATCGCCAACGATTGCCTCAACGCCGGTAAAGCCCTGACCATCAAGATTGGTGCCCATGGTGCGGATGACCTGCGCGCATATCTGGCGAATGTTCCCGGTTGCCGGCGCCGTGCTGAATGGGAAGTTGATCGCCGCTGGCGGGGTTATGCCGTACTCGTTGAACAAATTGAGCGTCGTGCCATCGGCATAGGTGACGATGCCCTTGATCGCACCAGCGCGAGCGTATTCCTGCGTATATTCCAGCGACTGTCCGGCAATTTGCATTCGCTCACCGACTTTCGTCATCACTGCTTCGGTGCCTGTTTCCTGTCCGAAGGGGCGAACGCCCTGGACTTCTTCGGCCATGATGGCGTCGTTGATCTCGAAGTGCGGGACCGCGAGCATGCGCAGGGCGCGGCGTGGCTTCGGCATCGTGTGGCCGGGAGCGCCGCGCGGCGTCGGCGCGATCAGCATCAAGATGTTGTTGTTTTCCTCGATCGACACCGCCGTGGTCGCAACGCTGATCTCGTTGAAGATGCCCCTGCTGCTGATAAAGCCGGGTTTGAATTTCAGATTGTTGATTGCGATTGAAAGCGGCACCACGCCATAGGCATCGCCGCGAAAGATGTCGAGCATTTCCGTGATCCTTTGATTAGCTGCCTATCGGCGAGCGGTTGATGGATGCCCGCTTAGTAACGGACGATGATCCCAGCGGCGGCGAGAGTGGTCAGGCCGATGGCCTGCTCCGGCACGGTGATCGCACCCCAGTTGATGCAATAGCCGTTGATCTCGCAGTCACGCACCAGCACCGCGATGCGCAGACCGTTGGTCGGATTTGACGTGCCGCCGTAGAGCGCAATCGCGCTGCAGTCCGCGCCCACCGCAGCCGGAACGAAGGTTCCCGGCGTGTTCGATGTCGGCGCGACCGTCTGCTTCAACGGCTGGCCGACCTTGATGGTGACGGGATCGGCGAGATAGGCATACGCCCGCGAGCGCTGACCGTTGGCTTCCGTCAGAACCATCTCTGTCGGATGCGCGGTTTCGTTATAGAGCGGATACGATGGCGTCCCGGCGAGCTGGTTGATCTGGTCCATCTGCTCTGGCGTGACAAAGCCAACAATCCCCTTTTCCTCGTTGTCTTTTGCGATTTCCTCCGGGGTGCGGCTTGCGCGCTTCTCATCTTCTTCGAGGCGCTCGGCAGGGCTGAGTGCTGCGCGGCGCTCGTCTTCTTTCCTGCGGTCATCCTGATGCTTCTGGACAAGCTCGCGGCGCTCCTTGAGCGCCTTCTGCTCGTCGGCAAGCTGCTGTTGCTGCGCCTCGAACAGCTTGTCGGAATACTCGCGAGCCCTTTCCCGGGCCTTTTTTTGGATTTCTTCATTCTCATGCCGCATCTTTTCGTCGTTCTGCTTCTGCGTGCGGCGCTGGTCATCAGAAACGTAGCCTGGATCGCGCGGATCACTGGTCCCAGCGATAGGGCGCTCGACCGGGCGGTGTTCGCCACCCTTGGTCGTGGGATTTTCCTTGGTGTGGTCGGCCATATCAAAAACCTCCTTTTCTACTTGGTGCTGCGGCGCGCGTTGATCTTGTCGGTGATCTTTGCCCATGCCGCCGCTGGCGGCGTTTGTGGTGCAAGCGGGTGGTGGGGCATCACCGCCGGTTCTGCCGTTTGCATTGCCAACAGCTCCTTGCGGACCTGCTCCACGGGGGTGTTCGCGCGCACATAGGCACCGACACGCTCTGGTGCGCGCGCCAGTGTGCAAAGGTCGGTCACATCGGTGACGTACCGACGATGCTCATCGACGCCCTGCTGCTTGGCAGCATTCAGATCGACCACCTTCTCGCTCCTGGGCGAGCCTGGGGTCGGGGGCGGCTCCTTTGGCGTCGGCCGGGTGACCGGCGGCTGCTCGGCGGGCGCCTCGTGCGGATGCTCCTGATAACCCGGGGGCGGGGCCGGAGGAACGGTGGGCTGCCCCTCCGGGCCCCCAGGGGCCGGTGCAGTTTGAGGCGGGTCGCCCTGCGCGGTCCCTGTTTCTGCGCGGAAGCGATCGGCCGCCGCCTTCGGCAACAGGCGCAATGAGAATTTTGCAGCCATCTTTTTCTCGGCCGTGACCTCATCTGCGAAGCCCCACTGCTTGGCTTCGGTCGCGTCCATCAGGCGATCCTCTTTCATCAGCGCCTTGACTTTGTCGGTCGTGCTTTTCGCGCGTGCGACGTAAGTCGCGGTCAGCGAGTTGTCGATGCGATCGAGGTCGTCGGCGGTAGCGCGCATGACATCGGCACCGCCCAGCGCCAAGCCGGAAGCGCCGTGGATCAGCAGGAATGAATTTGATGGCATCACGATCTTGTCGGCGGCCATTGCAATGAATGACGCGGCAGACGCGGCGATGCCGTCAATCTGCGCGGTCACCTTGGCCTTGTGGTTTTTCAGCGAGTTGTGGATCGCGACACCATCGAACACATCGCCACCCGGCGAGTTGATCCGCAGCGTGATGCTGTCGACATCACCCAGCGCATTGAGGTCATCCAAGAATTGCTTGGCCCCGATGGCATCCTCGTTCCACCATGACTTGCCAATCTCGTCGTAGATGACGATCTCGGCGGCGGTCTGTTCTGCCTTCATCGTGTACCACTTGCGCATCGCATTACTCCTTCACGCCGCATCCTCTGTGGCCGCCTGGTCCGCCGCCTCCTGCGCGGCTTGATCGGCGGCCTCCTTGTCTCTGGCGTCCTTCTCGGCCTGCTCGCTCGGCGTCAGTGGCTGCGTGGCAGCGGCGGTATGAACCGCAAACACCAGATCGAGCCGTTCCGCGCGCGCCTGATCGGCCGCAATTCGCAGATCGTTCTCCTCCGGGTCCGACCCTTCGGCTTCGATCACGTCGCTGCGGCTCTTGAAGCCCGCATCGACGGCGAGTTTTTCAGCCTGACGATCCTTCAGCGGATCAACCCAATCGTTGCGCTGAGGTATCCACTTCGCACGCTGATAGCGCGCCTGATCCGCCAGATACTCACTCGCTCCTATCGGGACTGCCTGCGCCAACACCGCCGTGTCGAGCCACCGCTTCCAGATCGGAGTGCACATCTGGAACACGATGATCTGATGCTGGAACTGCTCGAGCTTGCGCCTGTATTCCACGATGGAGCCGCGCAACGAGGAATAGTTCGCGCGTCGAAGGTCTGACGTTCCGACCGAATATGGAATGCCGAGAGCAGAGTAGATCGCCAACTGCTGGCGATATTGATAGGCCTCATAAGTGCCACCGACATCGGCGGGCTCGGAGAACTTGATGTCCTCGCCCGGAAGCAGTGTCTGCATGGTGCCCGGTTCCAAACCCGACAGCCCGATGTTCTCCTGCGGGGCGCTGGTGTCCACGCCATCGATGGGGATGACGTCCTCGGGGGTCGGTGTCGTGATAAAACCAGCGAACATCGCCGCAATGCGTTTGCGCTCCAGCTCGGCGTCGTCGTACTGATCGAGCAAGAACATTCGCACCAGCGCCGGGGTGATCAGGGGCACACCGCGCATCTGACCGGGCCGCGTGCATTTGAAGATGTGCAGCACCTCGGACGCCGGAATTCGCACCGGGGCAAGCGATGCCATCTGCACTTCAATCGGCATGTCGCCCGGATGCGTCGGATAGAACCAATACGCTGCACGCTTGCCCAGCAGATCAAGCTCGATACCGTTCATGATCCAGTTGCCGTTCGGCGCTTGCCGGTTGAACCAGTACGGACACATCTCGCTTTCGAGCAGTTGCACCTGCATCGGCACCACATACCCGTCATCCGGCTTGCGATTGCGAAAGCGGATGAACACCTCACCGGCTTCGAATATCGAGCGCGCTGCTATGGTTTGCATTCCGTAAAAGTCGGCAATGCCGTCCGCGTCCGTCTGGTCGGTCCAGTCCAGCCACGTCTGCATGATGGTCTGACGCAGATCGGCATCAGCCTCGTCGCTCAGCAGTGACGATGGCTTGATGCCTGTGCCGATCAGATTTGCAACGAAGCTCTCGCAGGCGGCACTGGCGTGCGGGTTGTTGCGCAGTGCATCGCGCGCGCGGGCGCGCAGCACGGCACCTGTCGCGGACAGTATGACGTTTGTAGTGTACTGGGTCGGCATCCACGACTTCAGCCGCCGCCGCTGCCCGCCGCCGTCATACTGATTGCGTGCGCTCTTGCTGGTCTTAGAGATGAACCGCCCCAGAATGCCTTCCGACAGGATGTCGCGCACGGTGCCCATCTACAGCCCTTTGTCGGCTGAAGTGGTCATCCTGATCTGGCGGATGCGACCGCCCTGACCCAAGGCCGCGGCCAAATCCTCTTCGAGACCGTTGAGGATCTGCCGCATCTCGGCGAGCGAGCGGAATTCGGTGCGCTTGTCTCCGTAGCCAGCACTGTTGACGCCGGAAACGATGATCGCCTTCAGCGCCGTGATCTGGCTGACGATCTGTTCGGGAGTTTCCTTGCCGGTGCGGCCGCCTGGAGCAAGCAATCCGCGCACCAGCGCAAACTGCGTTGCGGTTGGCGTTGCAGCTTGCGAGGTCTTCTTGTCAGGCTGAGATGGCGGGGCAATGCCCGCTACTTCCCGCACAAACGGCGATGGCTGCGCGAGCTGCGCCTGCAGCGCGGCGATCTGCGCAAGCAGCTCTTCGCGGGTAGGTTCCGAAGGCACGATGCGGAGCCCGTCAGGCTCCGAGATAGCTCGATCTGATGATGCGTCTAGCCCTTCGACCGCGCTGTAATGGTGGCGGGACGGGTGGCGGATCAGGAGCGGTTGTCGCTACCTCGGATGGGGTTGCTGGCTGCCTGCCACCGGCATCCTTAGTGCCATTGTCAAGCTTTTGCAATGGTATGCGCTGCACGTTGAGCAAATAGCCAGCCGCCGCCTGCTGGGCCTCCACGTCAAAAAAATGATTATCCCTCGACCGCTGCACCCACTCCACGCGCCCGGTTGGACGCTTCAGCCGCGCCTCAGATACGAGCTGATGGCAGTAGTCGTCATCCACGCCCTTGAACACGTGCCAGCCGCCGACATGATCTTCCGGCCAGCGCAGCCGCTCGTGCACCCAGCTTTTCCAGTGGTCGGTATCGAGCCGCACGAGGTCGAGACCGTACTTCGCAGCGCGGCCATCCTTGCGGTTGACCTCGATCTTGCTGATGAGCAACGGCGTGCGCATGGGCGACGACGAGCCCTTTGTCGGCCGCACCCTGCGCGGGAACCGGCGGCAGAACTCATAGACTCGATTGAGCGGCAATGTGTCGGTCTTACCAGGGCGGAAACCACTATCGATGAAGGCAAGCCGGATTGCCATGCCGTCGATCGGCTGCACGACAAGGTCGCCCAGCGCATTCCAAATATCCTCCTCGGTGGTGTCGCCGCGCAGGTAACCGTAGTTGATCAGCCACGAGCTGGCGCGTGCACCCCAGCCCCTGACGGCCCACGGGATCGAATGCCGTTGCACGTCGCAGGCCAGCGTCAGATAGAGCACGTCCTCTGGCACCTCGCCGCGCTTGTAGGTGGCCTTCGCGGACTTTTCCTTGATCTCCATCCATTCGGGGACTTCGCCGCCGCCCGGCGAATAGAGCTCGCCGAAGCCGGCGTTGAAAGCCTGCTGCACCATGGCGTCGTCGCCGGACTGCTGCGCCTCGACCCGCACCGCCACGCGCTCACCGATGGTGACAAACGGCGAGGCCAGGCCCGAGCACCAGTACGACGCAGACTTGGTATCAGGCGGCTTGCCCTCGACATTGCCGTCTTTGTCGACGGTCTGCCCTGGGGCGACATAGCGCCCGCGCTCGTTCATCTCGGCCTTGTGAGCCTCCACGATCACGCCATGGCACGAGGGGCATTCCAAGAATGTTTCACGTGACGCCTGCAGCGGGGTTGCCTTCAGCGGAAACTTCAACAAGTCGGATCGCGGCACGAAATATTCGCCACAGTGTGGGCACGGCCAGCACCAGTGATGCCGCGTGCCTTGCTGCCAGAGCTGCCAGACCGGGCTGTCGATGTCCTCGACATCCACCGGGTCCCAGAAGAACAGGCCCGACGCCGCGTCCTGGACGGCCGCCACCCGCCCGCGCTTCGGCGTTGACGTCACCACGCAAACAAAGTCGGCATAGGTATCGCCGCGCCGTTCGACCAATCCCAGCGGGCCGCCCTGCTCATTCACGTTGTCGCGCATCTCGTCGTATTCATCGACCAGCGCCAGCACGGCAGGATCGGACTTGAGCGCAGCAGACGACCCCGAATGCGCCAAACGGAATGGCACCCCAGCTACGACCTTGCGAGTCTTGGTCATGCGCTTGCCGCGGCCCACCTTCTCGACCAGCGTCGGCGCCCCATCCAGCAACGCCATCACGCGCGGCTCGAACTGCTCGGACAAGAATTGCTTGTTGGGCCCGACGTACAAGATCGGGCCGGGACGCTGATCGAGCCGCTGGCCAGCCACGTCTAAGAGACATTCGGTTTTTCCAACCTGCGATCCGAACACCAGCACGACGCGCTTGTACTGGCCCGACGCAATCACGCGCTCGGGCTCGATGATGTACGGCGTCAGATACGGATCACGCGGTCCCGGCACTCCCGATGTCTGCGGATGCGTCCGGTTGAGCACCGCCCAGCGATCCGGCTCCATCGGACGCGAAGGACGAGCCAGCAGCGCGACGCGCTCCCAGAGCTTTCGTTCTTTCGGTGGCAACATCGGCGATTGCATTAAGGATGTCATTCAAAGCCGTTTCGATGGTGCGGCGGAATTGCAAATCACGGGTAACGCGCGCCGGCAAACCAGATAACTGCGAACGCAGCAAACCCATGAGCTCCTCTATCACCGCGAGTACTTCTTCCAAATCAATCAAACGCCCCTCGCGTTGCGCGTTCTTCAATTCGACCTCGCGCGAGCGCGCGTCCTGAATGCGCGAGTGCGCCGCCATCTTGCTGGTGCGCCGGTCCTCGTCGTCGCGAAAGCGGATATAGCCCTGCACTACGTCGAGCAGCCGGTAGCGACGATCCGACGGCGTGCCCGCCTGCGCGATCCACCCGCCCTTGGCAAGCTGTCTGATCCGCTCGGGCCCTTTCATGATCAGCTTGGCAGCCTGCTCGGTGTTGAACAACGGGCCCCTGGGATGGCTGGCGCCGCCATCGTTGGCTTGATCCGCGCCAAGGGTTCGGTCTTCGGCCATATCGCGCCTCGCTGTTTGATGATGATCGACGCCGCCTGATATCAATCGCAATGAAATTGCTCACAAACAACTGGATGTCCGCGGGCACAGGGGCATCAACGGGCATCGTCCATTGATATGTATCGCCACGACGATCCGTGGCGATACATATCAATGGACGACCTCGCAGCATGCGCCAACTGGTGACGGCACCGAAACAGAGGTGCCGTCATGTCAAGTAAAGCCACCAAAGAGACCGCCGATACTGCCAACCTGTTGTGGGGCGCGAGGGCCATTGCCGATTATGCCGGGCTGCCAGTGAGCAAGCTGTATCACCTGCTTAAGATCGGCGCGCTCGACGGGGTTGTTACAAAGTTGTCGCACAAGGTGATCGTCGCCAGGAAAAGCGACGTGGCGCTGCTGCCGCAGCGCGGCCGCCTGCGGTACCGGACTCTGCCGTGCGAGCCGGCGCCGCCGCTCAATCGAGGCCTGCCGATCCCCCCGGCGTCGGCCGGTGTGTCGCCGTCGACATGCGCGGCGCGAAAGCCGCGATCGGTGAAGCGCTCGGCGACGAGCTGAGAGTGTCTGTAGTCGTGCGGGCGATCGCCGCGGGCACTAAGAAAAACTGAAAACCCCGCGCCGCGCCCCAAGCCCCGCCAGGATCGGCGGGATTTTTCTTGAAGTGCTTCAGCTCCCAGCCTGACGATTCAGCGCTGCTGCTGACATGGCGGTGCCTTTCCAAGGGATACTGGCTTGCGGTGACAACGCGGCTCCCTTGGGAGACGCTGTAGGCGACTGCAAAATAAATACGGATTAATAGCGTATCTGCTATTTACAGGTTAGGCCTGTACCGCTATATTACGACTATCAGCAACGGGGCAGCGCCCCACTTCCCTCGGGAGACGATCCGATGACCAGCCTGATGACTAACGCCGCCATCATCCTCGACAACATCGGCGGCAACGACGCCGAAGTGCAAATGACCGCGTGCATGTGGATGGCCAAGGCCATCGCCTGGATTTTAACCTGAGGAGGATGAATCGGTGACCGAAATTCTGTTCGACCGCCTTGCTTATATGGATCGCCTTAAACGGGCTGGCATCAATGAGGATCACGCCCGCGCTCATGCCGAAGCAATGGACGAAGCCTTACGGGAAAGCGTGGCGACTAGGCACGATGTCGCTGCGGTGCGGATCGAAATCACTGCGGTCAAGGCCGATCTTGCTCTGCTGGGAATCTCGTTACGGCACGAGATAGCCTTGGCAGTCCGCGACATGACGATCCGCACGGGGCTGATGTCGGTAGCCGTGGTGACGATCCTCGCCAGCCTCAAGTTTTTCGTATGACCGGCGATCAAATCCGCAAAGCTCGTAAAACTCTTGGCGACATGTGGGGCCTCGACAGGCCGCTACGTGCCGCCGAGGTTGGTCGCCTCCTGCGTCTCAAAGGCCGCGATCCGGGTGCCACCGTATTGGACTGGGAGACGGGCAAGACCCCGGTGACCGGTCCCGTCTCGGTCGCCATCGAGATGATGCTCGCGGGCGCCAAGCCGCCCACCTTCAACGACGAGTTCGAACAGACGTGATTGGCGCCGAAGCGCAAATCTTTGGCACGGAAGCGTAAGTCGGTTGGCGGGCCAGCCGGCTACTTAACAACCGGAACCATTAACCCCACAACCATTGGAGCACGCTAATGACCCCCAACAATGCCCGCTTCGCCAAGTTCGTCGGCTATCCCATGTTGGGGCTGACCCTGCTTGCATTTGCCCACGCTGCAACAACTCCAGACAAGCCGCGCGCCGCACCCATCGTACCTGCCAAGCAACTCGCCGCAATGGTGGGTGGCGTCAAGGCAGATTACATCATCATCGCCAAGGACAAGGAAGCATTTGTCTTGGGCTGCGCCATTCTTAACGAAGACGCACTGAGCACCGGCAAGGCAACAGGACGAATTTTCGACCCCAGTGATTCTGACCATTGTCGTGGCATCGCCGTTGGCACCGCCGTTCTTTCGCAGAAACGCTTCCGCAACGCGGTCTGTGTGCTGCCAGAGGAGGCTTCACCGGCATGCGTCTGGGTGTTGGACGACGAACTTAAACCGGTGCAGGCTACCGCAGTACCCGCCGCGGCGACCACGCGCCCGGTGGCCAGGCCAGCACCTGCCGCGCGCGAGACTGACGAGCAACGCACCGCCAGAGCTGTTGCGACCTGGATTGCCTACGACAACGAGTGCGCAAGGCTTCCTGATCAGGTCAAGGCCGACATTGGTGATGTGATCGGCACTATCTCGCGGCCTGCCATGAAAGCAGCAACCGACGAGGTTGTCCGCCGCGTGGCTGTTGAGGGCAACGCCCGCTTCTGCGCGGCCCTTCGGTTTGGGTTCTGACAAATCAGAACGGTCAAGTCGAGGTTTGCGATCATCGCGCGGCGATGGCAGATACCCGGTCGGCACAATCCGGCACCCGGTGCGTTGTCCGTTGTTCGCAATCCATCCCAACACAAGGGAAAACGCACATGGCTCAACAATATCAAGGCAAACCCATCCATAGCCAACGCGAAGCTCGCGACGGCGACCCAGGCTTCACCAAAGGCTCCGATCAGGTCACGATCACGCTGGAAGATGGCTCCGAGAAGACCGTCAAGCGCAGCGAAGTCACCGGCCAGCAAGGCCAGCAACAGAAATAATCTCGGTGGCCGGCTGGGGCGGCAGACTGGCAGGCTTGCCCGCCCCGGCTTCACGGCAATCAGGCGCTGGCGCGCTCGGACAAAGACTTGGCCTCGCCAGACTCGCGATCCTGCTTGACGGCGGCAAAGGTCTGCCCGCTCGCCTCGGACCGCGGTGCGGCCAGTGACATTCTGCCAACGCAGCACAGCCACATCGACATAGGCGGAATGATCGTGGTGCCAGAGCCGACGAACGGATCGTATACGCCGTCCCCCGGCTTCGAGTTGTTCTCAATCGGGCGCTTCATGCACTCGACAGGCTTCTGCGTGCCGTGGCCGGTTTCCGATTTCACCGGCTTGTCGATTTGCCAGAGCGTCGATTGTGTCCGGTCGCCTTGCCAGTGCGCCGTCTTGCTTTTGCGCACAGCGTACCAACACGGCTCATGCTGGACGTGATAATTTCCACGACCGATGGGGAACTGCTGCTTGGCCCAGATGATCTGCATCCGAACCTCAAAGCCTGCGGCGACTAACGCCGCGTGATGGGCAACCTGCATGGCACCCGGCGGGTGCCATGCATACGCGACATCGCCGGGAAACAAGGCCCATGCTTCGCGCCAGTCGCTGCGGTCGTCATTCAACACCAGCCCTATGGCGCGACCGCCATAGGGCTTACCGTTTGCACGGTCAGCCCGATTGCGCCAGTCGGGGTCATAGTCCACCCCATACGGCGGGTCGGTCACCATCAGGTGCGGCTTGGCACCGCCGAGCACCTTGGCGACGTCGTCGGCATTGGTCGCGTCACCGCACAGCAGCCGGTGGCCACTTTGAGGCTCGGCCTGAAATTCGGTGCCGCAATGCTCGCATGTGCATGCGAACGTCATGCGCATTCCTCCGATCTAACTAGATCCGAGAAGATGTACCCGTCGGCATGTACGGCAATGCGGCCGCTTTGCTGCTGCCACCGTTGGATTATTACATCGACATAACCCGGCGAAATCTCGCAGCCCATACCACGCCGCCCGGTTCGCTCGGCAGCAATGATGGTTGAACCGCTCCCGCAAAACGGATCGAACACAGTGTCGTTAGGGTCGGTGAACGCATTGCAAAAGAATTCCGGCAGGCCAACCGGGAACGCAGCCGCATGTCCGGTCGCATCATGCGATGCGGTGAATGTCGGGAGGCGATTGCCGGGATAAGCGAGGCCGGGACCGATATATTCCCCAGGAGCCGCGGACGACCCCTGCTTGTCGGCCATACGCGCCGGCGTCCCGTGATGACGGCGCTTAGCGGCCCCGAATATTTCGACATTACCGCCTTGTTCGGTGGCCCCTGATGTATTTCCAACACCCGGTCCACCAGCGCGCGGCGCGTTTTCGCTTTCGTGGCGGACAGCATCGGGCCGCATCTTCCATCGGCCGCGAGCAAACTGATAGATCGGCTCGAACTGGTTCTTGAACCGCTGCGTGACGCCTTTCGGCACGCCGTAACGTTCCCAGCAGAATTCGGTCGCAAAATGCCAACCCCAATGACGCACGTGAGCTATGACCAAATCCATCACGTAGAGCGACGTGTCGAGCCCGTCGACGCTTGGCTTGATGTTGACGAACCACGACCCATCGGCGGCGATGTGGCTCGCCACGTTCCCAGCGACCGGCTTGAACCACTCGACGTAAGCGTCGGGAGGGACCGGACGAAACGTCGTAGTCGCATCGTATTCGCGCTGCTCGGCGTAGGGCGGTGATGTGAATGCCAAATTGATCTCCGCTCCATCGACCAGACGATCAACGTCGGCGGGACTGCGGCTATCGCCGCACAACACCCGGTGCCCGCCCTGCGGCGTGGCGGAGAATTCATGCTGGCAGTGTTCACACCGGCACTTCATTTGCGGACCGCGCGTTCGAGTGGCATGGACTTCTTGCACTTCGGGCATTGCACCGTGGCACCGAGCAGCCATAGATCACCGGTGCGCGAGACCGGCACCGCCGGCGGCTCCGGCACGTCGTCGGGATCGGCCTGCGGATCGAGATTGACATTGAGCAGCCCTGCCAGCTCGGCATCGTCAAACCCGATCTTCGAAAGGTCGAACCCGAACTCCCGCAGGTCGACCAACTCCATGCGCAGAACCGCCTCGTCCCATCCAGCGTTGAGCCCGATCTGGTTGTCGGCGATGACATACGCCCGCCGCTGCGCCTCCGTCCAACCGCGCGCCACGACGACCGGCACTTGGCCGGGCGGAACGTCGGCGCCGCTCGCCATTCGGATCGTCTCGCCGGCCCCATAGATCGCCGCGGCCGCCAGCACCCGGCCGTGCCCCGCGATGATTTCACCGTCGACTGCCCCCTCGCAGCCCACGGCAATCAACACCGGAACCGTCCAACCCCACTCCCGCATCGAGGCGGCGATCTCCAAGACCTGCTCGTCCGAATGGGTGCGCGCGTTTCTGGCGTAAGCGGTCAGCCCCGCCACTTCCCGAAAGCTTACCGCCGCGCGTGCCATGACTCTTCCTCCCTCTTAAGGTGTAAACGCCGCCAGCCTGCCTACTGGCCTCCTGTGCTCTATTTTTAGGGGGGGAGCCACTGGGGTAGCGCCCCCTCGCCAAAACGCGCCCTGGGCCGCCCCACGCCCGCCCTGTGGCCATTCCACAGCCCAAACCAAACGGGAAAAATTCTGTACCAGAAATGTTGAAAGGGCGGGGTCGCGCGGTCCCCGCCTTGGCCCTGAGCCCGGTAGTACCTTTTTTGCTGCACGATCCAGGACCAATCTCATCGCGCGGTCTCCATCGCCTTCTTCACGGCCAATGGGATGGTCCTGCGCAGCTCCCGGTCCATCGACTCGGCGAAGTCTTCGTAGAACGGCACACGCTTTGGGATCTTGGTCGATGGCTTGAGCGAGTACAGCAACCGGAGCCTGCCCTTGCCGTCCCTGGTGTACAGCATGTCCCGTATCTTGAATGCTTTTGTGGCGAGGTTCTTGGGGCGCAGTCTTGATGGCACGCCGCGCGAGGTGCGCTGGATCGTGCTGACCGGGACCGCAAGATGTCCACCTCCCTTTGGGGTTCTGGTTCCACCCTTTGCCTGCTTTTGCAGGTTCCCGCGATCGAGCTTGTCGTAGATCTCGACCGACAGCGAGGTCTTGCTGGCGCGCGCGTCCTTGGTCGTCAGCGACGCTGCGATGAACGATGCGTTGCGCTGAACGACGTGGGTCGGCCATGTGCTTTTGATCAGGAGGTTGCGGGTGACGTCGGCGGAGCGGTTGAGCGCAAGCGCCAAGGCAAAAGGTATCTGGTCGACGCGCGCGTTGAGCGACTGCGCGTACCGCTCAAGCTCGGCATAGTCGAACTCGATCTTGATCATTGTGGTGTTCCGGGTTGTGTTTCACTGGCGAGCCTCACGAGCTTGACGATGTAGCCTTGCCACGCCGGCGACAGCCGGGGAAATGCCGCGGCGATCTCCAGCCCTTCACGACTGGACAGAAACTTGGTCATGACGGGGTCGGCCTGTGCGCGCACGTCGGTGATGTCGGGCAGGAAGAACGTCACCGGCCGATTGAGCGCGGTGACCAGCAGGTTGATGCGACCGCCGTTCACACGATTGGCGCCAGCCTCGTATTTCTGGACTTGCTGATATGAGATGCCGAGCAGTTGGGCGAGTTCATGCTGCGACATTTTTACGGCAAGCCTCGCCTCACGGATTCTTTCACCGAAGTAACGATCGGCGTGTGTCGATGCTTTGGAATTGTTTTTCATCGGCTCACCAGCATTGAAACGAGCAGGCCACCCAGCACGATGACATTGAGACCCATGCACATGAGGGCGAGCAGCACCAAGTCGTGGTCCCGCTGCCGGTATCGCTGCCACTGACGTCGCACGTCATCATCGTAATTCATTGAGCAAGTGCTCCTGCTGGTTTGCGGACACGGCACGACCGCTCAGTTCATCCACGACCTTGCCGATGATGCTGGACGCCGAGCCATCCTGCTCGCGCGTGATGGCGTGCCGCAGGATGTCGAGCGGCACGTGGTGCTGGATGGCGATCGACAGCAGCACGGCGGCGTCGCGGGCGATCGCCTCCATGGAACTGCCGACGATGTCGGAAAATTCGGTCGCCATCGGTGGCCACGCGCTGGCAATCAACAAACGGCGGCGCGCGTGCGGCAACCGGCGCTCAACGCTGTAAGCCTCGATCAGCCGGCGCTGCACCCAGGCGGCGGACCATTGGGGCGGCGCCAGGCCCTGGCTATCGATCGCAATGGTGCTCAGGCGCATGGGGTCTACTCCTCGATTTTCACGCTGGATCTGGTCGCCAACTCGGTAAATTCCTATTTTACCTGCGATGCTGTTGTGGCTATGGTACCGATCATTAGCCGTCGAAGACGGCGTCTGGAGCGCCTGATGACCACCGCCGACTCGCCCCCGCTGTTCGACCGGCTACGCTACGTCGATCGGCTCACCAACGCCGGCATTGCCGCCGATCAGGCGCGCGCGCACGCCGATGCGATGGAGGATGCGCTGCGGTCGGGCGTCGCGACGAAGGCCGGTCTGAAGGCGCTGGAAACGGCGCTGCGCAGCGAAATGCTGGCCATGGAATATCGCCTGACCGTGCGCGGCGGGCTGATGGCGGCAGCCGTCGTCGCAATCCTGGCAAGCCTGAAGTTCTTCTAGCATCTCAGTGCTCGTCATAGCCTCGGCTCCACGGGCGGGCATTGGCACAACCACGACATGAGCACGCAATACTGGCCGTGCGGCGTGCCCTCCAGCGCCGCGCTTGGGCACCAGCCGAGCCGCAGGTAGTCGTCGGCGCGGTGGTGAAGCACGAAGCGGTGCCAGCTGGTCATGGTGGTGATCATGTTTCCTCCCTTCGTAGTCGGGGTGCGCCGCTCTCCTGACGAGGCGGCGCACCCCTATCGGGCCGGGCCGAATGGGGCCGCCCGGACCCGAATCTCATTCGCACACCTCCGGCATGCACTTCCCCTTCCCCGTACCCCTTCCCCTATAGGGGTAGGTATGGAACGGAACGGCTACCTGCAGACCGCTCCCAGCGTGGTCGCTGCAGGTGACCCCGTCCCCCTCAAAACGGATGAAAGTGTTGTTTGTCATATCGTTAGCCTCAATCGTTCCAATTCGGCGCTGTCGTTCCAAAATCCTGGAACGGGAGCGTGGTTGTATTTTTCGCGACCACAGTCGTTCCAAATGCCTGGAACGATTTTGCCTTTGATTTTGCTCACTTTTTTCACGATCGTTCCAAGAGATGCCGTTCCAGCGAAAAGCCCAACAAAATCAATCGAGTGGCAAGCGGCCGCCGGCGAACCAATCCGCGGCGCACTCGGGGTGCAGCGCCACCGCCTTTTCCCCGGGTTCATTGAGCGCGATCTTGCGAACCTCGCCGGTTGAGCGGTGGCAGTGCTCGCAGGCCGTGCCGGCTTGGGTGGCGCCGGTGTCCTTGAACTTCTCTTTTTGCTGGCTGTTCTTCTGCGCCGGCACGGCCTGTTGAGCGACTTGGGTCTGGTTGGCCTGGCGCATGGCGATGGCTCGAGCGGCCGCCTTGCCCTTCTCGGTGAGTTCCCACTTGTCGCGGTTGCTGTCGGTAAATGCGGGCTTTGGTTTCTTGGCGAGCGCAGCGAGCATGCGCTGCACCTTCGACTTGTGCGGCTCGCCGCTGCCGAGCAGGAAGCCGCAGGCGCGCGCCAGGTCGGCGACCGATTGACCGGAAAGCTTGAGCATCTCGGTCAGCAGTCGGTCCTCTTCGGTGCGCTGCTTGTACGCCTGCTTCTCCTCCTCGCTCTCAGTGATCGGCACGACGCGCACCGTCGGCAGCAGGCGACCGTCGGCGTCGGCGAGCTTATCGGTGCGGATCGTTTCCAGTTCGAACGAGAGCGGCTCGAAGCCGGGCCCGCGCATCTTGGTGTGATGCAGCACGATCATGTCGGTGGCTTTCCAGGCGGTTAAGTTGCCGTCTATCTCGGCGAGGAACGCGCCACCGCCGCGCGGCACCAATTGGCTCGGCTCCACCGCGTGCTTGATCGGATGACAGAGCACGAGCACGCACGGACCACCGGGCAAGGTTGTCAGCCGGCGCAGCACGCGCGCGTGCGCACCCATCTGCGTGTTCGACAGCTCCTCGTTGCCGAGGAAGTAGGCGGCCGAGGTGTCGACCACGACGAGATCGATCGGTCCGGGCAGGCGCTCGATCTCGGCCTCGAGCTTTTCGAACATCTTGTCGATGTCGAACACGCCCGGGATAAACGAAATCCAATCCTGCAGTGGATCTCCAGGGCGCCGCGAGTCGGCGCCAATGACGCGCATGCGCACGTCGTCAGGGTTCTCGCCGACGAAATAGACGACACGTCCCTTGCGCACGCGATGGCCGAGCAGCATCGCATTCGGCTCGGGCGACGACACCAGCTCGCAGATCAACAACGCGATCGCGGTCTTGGCATGGCCAGTGGCGCCGGTGATCGAATAGATAAACCGCCGTTGCAACATGCCTTCGATCAGGTAGCTCGGCGCGTGAAACCCTTTCACGAAGTCGGCTTTCGAATAAATGACAAAGGTGCTCTCGGTGCCTTTGCCGTTGGCCTGACCGTTCGGCTTCGGATCGGGCGCGTCAGGGCCAGGGTGATGATCATCATCCTCGATTGGATCCGGCACGACGTCGCGCTCGGATTGCTCGAAGGCAAACGCGATCGCGGCTTGTATGCCATCGACCTGGTGCTCGGCCGTGAAGCCGTGCGCCTCGGCCTTAGCCATCAGCCAGTCGACGGCATCGGCCTTGCTCAAACCCTTACGGGTATAGCCGGCAATCTCTTTTGCGGCCTGTTTGAAAACCCTCCAGCGCGCTTCGCCTGGCGGCACGGTCGTCAGTAGACTTGCCCACGAGTTTAGGCCTTCCGAAAAGCTTTGGTCTGTGAAGCCGCTCATTCATTCTCCAGGTCGAAGGGTTTGAGAATGATGGCCTCGACCGCTGGCGCACCGAGCTGCTCGACGAGCCCGCTGTCACGCGCCCATTGCCGCAATGGCTCGATGGCCTGCACGAGCGTGAGCTCGCCATAGCCGCACAAGAACGCCCGCGCCTCGGCGCGCGCCTGCAGCACCAGGATGGGCGCGACTTGGGTCATTCGGCGGCCTCTTCGAGTAGCGCATCCTCGTAGTCGCGCGCGATTGCTTCCATCGCCGCGATCTCATGCGCTGCCTTGCCGGCGCTCATCTTGTTTTGCTCGACGAAGCGCGGGTAAACATTCTTGCGCATCGCTAGCTCGCGCTTCGCGCACGCAAGCTTGTCGGCCGTGGTGATGATGTCGGTCATGCTGCCGCCGTGGCCTGATATTTTTCGCGCGGCACATAGCTGTCGTCAGCATTAACAAAAGTGGGCGCGACCCAGATGAGCTTGATTTGCGCGTTGCCTTGTCCGAAATGTTGTTTTCGCGAGTGGCCTCTTCGTAAGTGCATTTTCACAATCCGATGGCTATCGGATTGAGATGCATGCCGCTCTCGCTCAATTACTATTTTTGGGAGATTCAAGTAAGTGATGTGGCGGTAATGTTGGTGTTTTGATTTCCCGATTCCCAATTTAGCGCGCTTGTTTTCGGTGACTTTTTTATCGACATTGGATGTCGCCAGAGCAATGATCAAAACAATCGCTGCGACATCGCAGTGGGCCCGTGCTTCAGCCTCGCGTTCCGAATGATCTGTCGATGGACATAAATCAAAGCTTGTATTGTAAAAAACATTCCCCAGTGCGAAATTTGGTGTCTTTAGACCCTCTTGGAATAGTCCCCGATAGCTTTCCAATTCATGCGTGAGATGAAGATTTTTTATTAGTAGTTTGTCGCCGCCAGTTTGAGAGTCTGTAAACTTCACGTCGACGACATCATATGGCAGCTTAAAAATGCCGAACGCCTTCATGTCATCAATGAGATCGCAAAGGACGTCTTTGTCACTGCCTAAGCATGTCTTTATAAGCCGGTCCGGCAGCACGAATAACTCGGAACTCGCTGCGCTTGGTGGCTCCGCAAGTATCGCTTCTTGACGCATCTCGCTGCTCATGCCGCCTTCCTCCATGCTTGCTTTCGTCGCCGCAGGTATCGCCGCGCAAGCCAACTGCGACCGGCCGACGCGATCACCCAATCGGTCTCCTCCAGCAGGTCGTTGATCTGCTTGATGTGCTGGCTGACGCAGTTGCGGGTCTTGTTTCCGGCATAGAGGTCATCGGTCAGCTCGCGCGCCGAAATGCCGACCTCGCCCGCCGCCTTGATGCGGTCGAGCAACCGCGCCTTGAGCGGCGAGAGCCGCACGCCCAGGCGCTCCACGCGAATGTGCTGGTGGCAGTGCGGGCATCGGGTCATCGGCGTTTGCGCTCCCGGCTGAGACCATCGTGGTGCGCACTCGGGACATTGGACGGCAACCGGCCTCCACTCCGCATCAGCCACCAAGTAGCCGCGCCCCTTACATCGGTCGCAGTGGAGCGCAATGTGCTGCTGACAGTGCGGGCATCGGGTCATGGGCGTTGGCGCCCCCGCGCAGGCACGTAGCTAAGCCGATGGTGGTAGGGGCAATAGCTGGAGCCCCTGAGGTTGGGCTCCGCGCAGAAGCAGAAGTCCGCACCAGGCTCGTTGATCGGCCAGTGGCACTCGTCGCTCCGCAGCTCGATGATCTGCCTGCGCGCGTGCCCGACCACCCACGGCGGTTTCGGCCGCGGCGCTCGCGCAGGCGCAGGCTGCTGCGGCGTCGCACGCGGAACAAAACGCTTAAGCCCGAGGCGGTGCACCCTGCCGACCACGGCGTTGCGCGAGCAGCCGATGGCCGCACCGATCTGGCTCATGGTGCAGCCCTCCTTGAACATCTTGCGCATCAGTGGGTCTGCCTCGGGGTGTTCTTGCCAGAACGAGCTGTTGGTCATGACGCAGCCCTCCGCAGAAACAGCGGCGACGTCTCCACGGCGATGCGGGGGTCAATGAGCGAGCACTGGTAGTGCCAAAGGCTCAACGCATCGGCAGCGTCAGTGTCGGCCGGGTTCCAGCCGAGCCGTCGACACTTCGCGACCGTCGCCTCTTTGATGGCCTTGCTCTTGAGCCGATAGAGGCTGCCGATGAAGTGGCGCCGGTGCTCGCTCGGCGTTGCCTCGGTCAGCGTGATGGCCGGCCGCTGTTCGAGCAGCTCCTCGACGATCGCCGCATAGCCGCACAACGCGCGCACCGTGCCGATCGTGTCGTGCGGCCGCAGGATCGGCGCCTCAAAGATCACGCGCGTCGCCGACGGCCGCTCGGCCAGCACCTTGACCAGCCAGGTGCGCAGCGCGCGGAAGCGCACGCCGAGCTGCTCGCCGTCGGCACACAGTTTGTGCGTGCCGTGCTCGGGCACCGGCGTGCCGACCGCGCCAAAAGCCCAGCCGGTGCGAAGGGCTAGATCTAGCGCGAGGATCATTCAAACCTCCGACGCCGATCTTGCTTGCTCGTCGCCCATGACGCTCACGCGTCACGCGTCCGGTTGCGTCATGTGGCGCGGTCTCAAGTCTTTGACGTTGTCGTCATCTGGCTTCACAGGCATCGGCTTGATGCCGGCCTTGACCATGGTGGCTTGGCCGGCGTGGTAGCCCTGCATAAATCGGCGATATTGCTCGGTGTCGGGCGCGTAGTCGGTCTTGCACGGCGCGCCTGCGAGCCCGTCGCGCTTGCCCTCCTCCTCGGCCCGATCGACGGCGGGGGTGCGATCGTCGTCCTCCAGAAAGTTGGCTTGGGTGCCGAGCGCCTTGGCGTTCCAGCGCAGGATGCGCAGGGCGGTATCGATGCGTTCCCTAATCCTGGCCTCGCCCTCGGGCGTGCGTTGCGCGATCTGGGTGCGGAAATCACGGATGACGTGCTTGCCAAGCACCGACTTGGCCTCTTCCTCGACGATCTTGACCGCTGCGCGGGCGGCCTCCCAGTTGGTGCAGTAGCTGAAAAACCGGGTGCGCTTATCATCCTCGCTCAGGCCGTTATGGCCTGCGGTAGCTGGATGCTCGGTCTGTGTTCCACTGCCGTTTTTGGTTCCGTCCTTCGCTGATCGTGCCATCGGTTATCTCCTATCAGCGAGCCACAGCGACGCGCATGCGCCGCCGATCGCGTCGCTAGGTCAGATTTTGCATATGCTTCAAGCGGGTAGTCGGAGCCGGCCTATCAAGGGCTGGCGGGGGTATCGTGACCGTTCTTGCGTACCTTCGGGCGACGCCGATTGCGTCGCGATTTTGCGAGCTGATCCTGTTTCTGGATGAAGCGTTGCGCGATCTCAACCAGCCGCAGCGAAGGGGCGCGACCTCGCCGCAACTGGAAGACAAAATTCGGGTCGTTGATCGCCTCACGCCCAAAATTCGTTGCGGGCATGCCGCTTCGCGTGAGGAACGCCTCAATCTGGTTGGCGAATTGATCCACAGACATGATCGGCATGGGTCCGATCCTATCCAACCTATTCCTATTTTGCAAATCCGTGGAAGAGAAGGCGACCTGGCGTGGACAAAAAATAGGATATTTACTATTTTCTGCTTGAATTTGGTTGCAGAGTCGGAGCAGGTTGAGTTTTATGGATCATTCGCAAATGAACTCAGACGCGCCACAGTCAGTCAATCTAGACGACAAGGATGGTAATGCTGTCCGCGCCTTTGTCGTAGCTCAGTGCAAAGCCCCCGGCAGGAGCTTGGCCTGGCTGTCCAAGGAATGCGGCAAAAATCACGCATATTTCCAACAGTTTGTAAGGCGTGGGACCCCGGTGCAACTGCCGGAAGATGTACGCCAGCAGGCCGCGCGCGCGTTGGGGTTGGCCGACGTAACGATCGCGCTCACTGACGACCCGCGGCGCGCGGCGCGCGAGCCCCCCATCCGCAAGATCAAGTCGCGCCAGTCTACTGGCGAGCCGTACCTGATCTCGATGACACAGGGGCGATTGCGCGGGGAATTCGACCTGGCCAACCGGGACGAGTGCGACGAATTGATCGAGGCACTGCGGTCTTGGCGACGGACGCCGCCGTTTGACGAGATAGGAATCTTACGATAAGTAGGAGGGTCCCTACAGAGGGCCCGCCCGTGAAATTCGGCATCATCGATCCCACCAAGAAAACCACGACGACCGTCGAAGCGAAGGAGTTTGCTGACGCGCTTGTGCTCGCTGGCCTGAAGCGGGGCGAGGTCGATCACCACGACATTGTCGCGAGCGGACTCGGTATCGTGGTGTTCGAGTTCGGGCTATTCGCTCCCGCGCACCGACAAAGCTATTTCGCGATCGGCGGCCAGCTCTACGGCGGCAACGCTGTGCTGTACGCCTACGACGAGCTCGGCGTCTCGATCGACTTCAAGCGCGATGACTGGGCGGATGTGCTCAATGCCATCCTCTGGTTCGATTCCGCCGCCGACGTCGAGGCCGCGATCGCGATGACCGTGGTCCAGCGCCCGCAGATCGCGGTCAACGGCGAAGTGGGCTGGCAATGGCCAGCGGCGGCACCGCCCGGCATGGGGGCGCGGTCATGAGCATGCCGCCCGCTGTCGCACCCGAAACAATCCATGACTGGTTCGACGAGCTGACCACCAGCACCGACTTCTTGCTTGGCGGCAGTGAATTGCAGCCGCCCGAGCGCGAGGAGGTGAAACGCCTCGTGCACATCCTCTTCGACATTGCTCAGAGCGTGGTGACCGACCTCAACCGCATTGCGGCGGCGCAGGAAGCGATCGCCAAGCTGTTGCTGCAAGCTGACCGGCGGGGCGGCGAATGACACCGCTGGCCTACGAGCTGCTGAAGGATTTGACCACGCCAGGTGCGTTCAAGTCGCTCGATCCACACGCGCGCGAAACACTCTGGTCGATCGTTAACGAGGCAAAATTTTTCGACGTTGTGAGCGCCCAGGAAATGATCCTCGACGTCGCGATTAAAACATATGAGGCGTTCCGTAAGTACAGCGCGCTCGATCGCCGCCTTGCGTTCTTGCCGGCGACGGTCACTTGGATCGAATACTCCGTGTCTTCCGGCCGTGCGGCTTACGTCCTCGTCTCACCGGACCTTGAACGCACGACGATGGCTGCCGATGTCGTGATGATCGCTAAGGACGGCGATTGGTCTGCGTTGCGCATGACCGCGCAGCCGCTGCCGTTGATCAGCTCAGGGGGTGTGCCCGATGCTGAGGCCGAACAGAAGCGGTGGCAAAAGATTGGCAGCGAGAGACTGCCTCTCAATGTCCACTTTGTCTGCTATGCCTCGCTCGCGCTCATCAACACGCCGCGCATCATTGGCCGGCGCCAGCACATGCCGCATGAGCGCGTCGAGCGCGAGAAGCTCAAGACGCTCGGGCTGGTCGGTAAATTTCCGTTGCGCGCCTGGACCGAAATCATCCTGAAGGTCGCGCCCCCCGATAATCGCACGGGCGAACCCTCGACCGAGGGGCACTTGACCGGTGAGAAATGCCTGCACTTCGTGCGCACGTTCTTGCGCGTGCGCATGGGCCAGCTCGAATACGTTGAATCCCACTGGCGTGGCAATCCAGCACTCGGGATGAAGCGCAGCCGGTACCGGCTTCAGCCCGGAGAGGCGCAGCAATGACACCCATCGAGCCCGGCATTTATTTCGGTTTGGACGAAGCGATCTATCACGCTGACCCGGCGCTCGGCTCGACCGACATCCGGCGGCTGCGATGCAGCGCGGCTGACTACTGGCACCATTCGGCGCTCAACCCAACGCGGCCGTCGGTGGAACCGAGTCCGGCGCAAGCTTATGGCCGCGCCATTCACCTGCGCGTCCTGGAAGGCCACGACAAATTCCTGCAGCGCTACGAACGCACGCCCGAGCCCGAGGGCTTGCTGGTGACCGACGCCGACCTGGCGGACTGGTTGACCGCGCATGGCGTCAACAAGTTGCCGCGCAGCAAGGCCGAGAAGATCGTGCAGGCAATCGGCCTTGATCCGCAAGTGCGCATCTTGTCCGAATTCGAACGGCGAGCTGCAGAAGCCGGCCGCGAGTTGCTCAAGCGTGCAGATTACGATCGCATCATCACCGCGTCCAATTTGATCACGCAAAACCCCGATCTTGCCACCGCATTCAGCAACGGCTTCTCAGAGGTTAGCGTGTTCTGGGATCGTGCCGACGGCGTGCGCTGTAAGGCACGGTTTGATTTCCTGAAAGCCCGCGGCATCGGCGATCTCAAGTCGACACGCAACCCGCTCGGGCTGGATTTCATCGATGCCTGCCGGCGCGCGATCGCCAACTATCGCTATGACATCCAGGCCGCACATTACCTCGAAGGCCGCCGGCACATTCCGGCACTGCTCGGCAACGTGCAGGGCGACCACGATGACGACTGGCTGGCGCGTGTCGCAGCTACGGAAGAGTTCGGTTTCGTGTTCGTGTTTTTCCAGGCCGATGATGCGCCAATTTCCTGGGCGTGCTCGCTCTCGCCCGGCAATCCGATTCTTGAGATCGGGCGTCAGTCGATCGAGGCGGCGATCGAGCGCTTCAAGCTGTTCGGATCGCAGTTCGGGCCCCACGAGCCCTGGATGCTGCAGGAGCCTGTCGAAGAACTCACCATCGGAGAGCTGCCAGGCTATTACGGGAGAGGCAAATGAGTGAACGCGTAGACCAGAAAACCGGCGAGATAATTCCCGAGCAACTGCCCGCCACCGTCGATACCACGATGGCGAGCGCAATCGTCAAGGCCGAGCTCGATTCCCGCGTCACGACTGCGCACGCTTTCCCGCGTTCGGTCGCAACGTCAGTGCAAAACATTCTCTCGCTGGTAACGCTCAACGAAAAGACCGCCGAGACCATGATCTATGCAGTGCCGCGCGGCAACAAGCCGATCGTCGGCCCATCAATCCGGCTGGCTGAAATCGTGTCGCAATGCTGGGGCAATTGCGTTTCGGAATCACGCATGGTGGCGATCGACAGAGTCAATAAGATCGTCACCGCGGAAGGCCTGTTCACAGACCTACAGACGAACTCCACCGTTAAGGCCTCGGTCGAGCGGCGCATTTCCGACAAGCATGGCCGGCTTTATTCCGACGACATGATCGCTGTCACAGGCAACGCCGCGCGCTCGATCGCGCGCCGCAACGCCATCCTGGCCGGGGTGCCCAAGGCAATCTGGGAACAAGCCTATGAGGCGGCCGAGCAATGTGTCGCCGGCGATGTCGCCACCGTGGCGGTGACCCGCGAGAAGGCGATCAAAGCTTTTGCGGTTTATGGGCTCAAGCCCGAGCAGGTCTACAAGCTGATCGATGTGAAGGGCGAGCAAGACATCGGCATCGACGAGGTGCTCTCGCTGCGCGCCATGTATGCATCGATCAAGAACGGCGAGGCTACGGTCGAGGAGCTGATGGCCGAGGCTACGCGCGGCGCCACAAATTTCGAGCGTGTTGCCAATCCGCTTAAGGATGCGCCCGGCGACAAAAAGCCCGAGCCGCGCAAGAAGGCAGCCGCAGCAACAGCAACTACCGAATCCACTTCTTCCGCTGGCGCCGAACACGCAGCGGGAGGAGGTGCGCCCGCCCCAACTTCCGGTGCCGCGTCAGGGGCGGGCGCCACTTCCGATGCAAAGAAGACCGAGCCGAAGACACAGGCCGCCTACGTGGCCTACGCCGGCAACTGGCGCGACGCGACCGATGATGCTGACGACCTCGCGCGCCGCTGGGATGCGGAGAAGACTTTGCGCAACAAGTGCCTGGTCGAACCCGAGGTGCGCGACGATCTCAAGGCGTTGCTCGACGTGAAGGTCGGCATGCTGCGGGCGAAAGCGGGAGCCCCGGCGTGACGACCGAGGCGGCTGTTCGGTTTGGCATCGTGCTGGGGTTGCTGGTGTTGGTGCTGCTGCTGGCGCCGTCGGCGAGCGCGCCGCGCAGCAGCGAGAAGCCGAGCCGGCCGCCCGTAGTCGCGGCGGCAGTGCAATCGGTGGCAGTCAAGGACGACAAGCTGCCGGTGCGCACGGACAGCTACCGACCGTCATTCGCGGTGAGCGCACCGGAAGCGTCCCTGCCGGTGCCGGCAGTCGAAACGCCGCCGCCGCCGGCCGCGCGCGCCGCTGTTCCGCCGCGGCGTGTCGCACACAACATCTGCCGCGGGCGCGGCCGCACCTACTACAACGCCGGGCGCTCCTGGCGTTGCAACCGAAGAGGATAAACCATGCCGAACAGTCACGGTCACCGACGAGCTCGACCGGATAGCCGCGCTCTGCTCCGACCGGGCCTGGCTGCGGATTATGGGGCCGTTCAGATGGGGCGGCGAATGGGTCGCCCACGGCGAACTGCGGGAGCGCAGCCCATAGGCTTGTGCGAGCCTATGACCGGCGACCTCGCCGAACACGGCGCACCAGACGCCAATATCTGGGGGAAGAAAGGATCGTCAAATGGATACAGAAACGTCAATAAGCCCAAAGCAGAATCTGGCAAACGAAGTTCGCACAAAGATCGCGGCAGTTGCTGCTGCCGCGACCGATGACGAGCGCAAGACCGTAAAAGACATTCTCGCTCTGGCTGCTAAAGGACAATATGGGGCGGGACCAAAACCATACAACATCACCGCTGGAATTGGGGCGGTGCTTTTTCTAGAGCACAATCCGCACAATCGTGATTGGGATCCAAAATGGTCTTTGGAACTCAGCCGTCGTCAGCGGGCGGGTATCTGGCGCCTGAATAATGAATGCCCAGGCTTTTACAAAGACGGCAAGCTTGCAGACGCGCAACATCGCTTTGCCGCTACGGCGCTATCGTCTGGCTTCGCGTGGACAACGGTGATCATCTTTGGAATGGAGCGCAATTCAATTACGACAGTAGATGCCGGGCGGCGGCGCGATGCAGCGTCGGCGCTCAAGATGGACGGCATGCGCGACCCCAAACTCAAGCAAACGGTGATCAAGACCGCCGCAAGTTACCTCGTAAAGCTCGGGCACGAGAGCGCTGCACTTCGTTCGGAAGTTGAGATTTCTGATGCAATCCAAGGAAACCACGGCGTGCTCGAAGTGGCGATCTCAATCGCCGAGACCAGCGAACAGAATCTAGTCAATCCAGTCCTCAAGACCTCCATTGCAGCAACGGTCGCATATCTTGGCCTGACGCATGGCTGGCCGGAACAGCGTGTGCGCGAGAAGCTGGCGCTGTTCCAGACCGGCCAGTCGAATGCAGGCGAGCAAGAGCCGTTCTTTCTGGCTGGCAAGATTATCGAAAATGCCCGCGCCAAGAGTGGCGCGCAAGAGAAGCTCTCGACGATCAAGGAGGTCGCTTTGGTTATGCATGCGATGCGCATCACGACCCAGGGCGTGCGTGCGACGACAAAGAAGCAGATGCTGGCTGCAATCAAAAGCGATTTGCCGAAGGTCGACTACCCTGGCGAGGAGCTCCTGCTGGAGGCGGCTGAATAGCTTCAGGGAAGGCGAAGCGCCGGGGCGCGAATGCCCCGGCTTACCGGAGGCAAATGCCATGACCGCAGAAGCAATGAGAGTTTCCAACCTTGATGACGAGCGCCTGATTCGCGAGGGCGAAGCTGCTGCCAGATCTTACGCAAGATCGGGACGAGAGAGTATTCTACCAATGGCGCGCGGCCTCGTCGCAGCTCGCCTAAAATATCCAAGCAACCAGGAATTTGGTTGCTGGTTCGATCAGTCGCCATATGCCGAAGTGGTGACGAATCACACCATGCGCGCCGCACTGATCTATCTTGGTGAACACGACGAGATCGCAGCCCCAATCATTCAGAATTGTCGCACTGTCGATCCCGTAGCCATCGCGGCGGCGGTCACAGCCATCGCTGAATCGTTTTCACAAAAAGTGAAAACGCCACGCGTCCCACCTTCAACTCCAGAACTACCCACTGCAATCGCTCGGGCCACTGAAGGTGCCGAATCGCCTGTGCCGGAAGCAGTGCCGCCGACATCTATCTCCCGGCGCAGCCCGTTCTACGGCTTGCCTCGCGCAGACGAGGTCGCGGCCATCTACCTCGCCAAAGAAACCCGCGTTGATCTCGGCAAACTCATCAAAGCGCGCGGTGGCAAGGAAGTATGGTCATTGGTTCTTGCATTCATCGATGCCGGGTTCTTGACGCCCACGAAGCTGGCTTTCACCAAGGCCAGCTTGCGAATTTTATTCCCGCCTGCCGACCGCGCTTATTGCAAACGCCACGACCTCACCATCGCAAGACAGCGCGAGCATGTGCGAGATCACATCCTCCCGGCCATGATCGCATGCCGTGACAAGCTGCTGGCTGCACCGGAACGTATCGGCGAGATACTGGCTGAGCACGAGAATGCGCAGCGCGCGGATCAACGCGCGGCCGCACATAGCGTAAGGCGCGCGACTGCGGTTAAGGCTCTCCCATCAATAGAGCAGGAGCTTGTGATGTTCGGCCAAACCGTCTGGCCGAGGCTCGATAACAGCCAAGGCGAATACGACTATGATCAAGTGCGCGCGGCAGTTTGGACCTTCCGGGATTATGAAGCGTGGAACGTGCTAGCACAGGAAAACACCAAGTCGCACGCGATGCGCATCCGCAATTCGCTGCGATATTTTGGGGAATACGTGGATCGTACCGACCGCAACAACCCTGTGCGCAAAATCATTTCGTTGATGCTCTGGTTCTCTTACCTAATGGAAAAACATCCAGGCGCTGAGTGCAAGTGGCCGATGTATCCTCACATCGAAGGGCAATGGTAACGCGGCACACCGGCGGAAACGAGGCAAGACGTGCATCGTGCATGAACTTCGCCGCTTCAAGGTGTGGCGAAAGAAGGCTGCCTAAAAAGTCCAAAAAATAGGCCCAGTCCTATCTCGACTTGGGGTCAATTCTGAGCGACTCTATTGGGAGTTTGCGTAATGGCGAATCGGCCACCGATTGACCTGAGTGTTCGAAAGCTCGATCCGTCCGATCCGCGCAGCCCGGAGCACCCGAGTCATGACGAGCAGTTCCGGGAATTAGCCCGCGCTGTCGGGCGAGCCCTTGCTCGGCGTGATTGGGAGCGCGCACACAATGGCAAGATTGAGAGGACATCAAGTGACGAAGGCAGCCGAGGGAAAGAGGAGGGCCGTGCTCTACGCAAGGTTCTCAAGCGATCTGCAAAAGGATCGGTCGATCGATGATCAATTTGCGGTTTGCGAGAATTTGGCAAGGCGCGAACAGCTCAAGATAGTCGAAAGGTACAGCGACCGCGCCAAGTCAGGCGCGAGCATGTTTGAGCGCGACGAATTGCTCGAGATGATGACGGCGGCGAAGGGGCGGCAGTTCGAGTTCATCATTGTCGAAAGTCTGGACCGACTGTCGCGAGATCAGGAAGATCTAGCTGGCATCTTCAAGCGCCTAACCTTTTACGGCATTGAGATTCAAACCGTCAACGAAGGTGCAGCCACATCGCTGCACATTGGCATTCGCGGGATCGTCGGATCGATGTTCCTGGCGGATCTTGGCAACAAAGTGCGCCGCGGTTTGAGTGGGCGCGTGCGTGAGGGCAAATTTCCAGGGACCGTCACTTATGGCTACCGCATGATCCCCGGCAAGCCTGGCGAGCGGGAGATCGATTTAGATCAAGCCGCGATCGTGCGGCGGATCTTCGAACAGTATGCGAAGGGCCGTTCGCCGCGCTCGATCGCCAGCGATCTGACTAACGAGGTGATTCCGACGCCGGGCGGGGCCGCTGCTTGGTCCCATCAAATGTTCGTCGGCGGCAATCTGCGCCACGGGATGATCGGCAACCGGCTCTACATCGGCGAGCTAGAGTGGAATCTGACGCGGACGGTTCTGAACCCCGAGACGGGCTCGCGGACGAAGCGGGCCGGCCCAGCTGACGAGCGACTGGTCGTCGCCGTCCCGCACCTGCGTATTATCGATCAAGACCTCTGGGATGAAGCGAACGCCACGCGGCAACGGCGCGCGAAGAAAATGTTTGGAGGAGACGGGAAGCTGAATACATCGCGCGCGGGAATCGTCACTCGAAACGATTACCTGCTTGGCGGCCTGCTGCGCTGTGGCAAGTGCAATGGCCCCATGCGCATCGTTTGCTCGACTACGAAGGGCAAGTATGCTGGAAGCCGCATCGGATGCTCTGCGGCGTCGCAGACTTCCACCTGTGAACATTCCCGGTCTTATGATTTGGCGAAGCTTACGAACAGCGTGCTCGACGGCATGCGCGTGCGCCTGACCAACCGTAGCGTTATCGCCGACCTGGCTCGCGCCTACCACGAGGAATATTCGGCACACGATAAAAAGAACCGTGGCGATGTGACCTCGATCAAGAAGGCGCTCAATCGCGTCATGGTGAAAATCGACCGGACCATTGCCGTGATCCGGGATAGCGATCTTCCCCTTAAGCCTTTGACGGCCGAACTTCAGACGCTTGAGCGCGAGCGCATCGGACTTGCCGAACGGCTTCGCCTGCTGGAGCAGAGCAACGTCGTCAACCTGCACCCCAAGGCCATCGACGGCTTTGTTGCTAACGTCGAGACCTTGTGGGGCGCCTTGACCAAGGACGGGGAGATCGAGCCCGGCGCCCGCGAGGCTTTCCGCAACGTGATCGACACGGTGATCGTCCATCCAACCGGCAAGCGAATGCCTTACGAGACCACGGCCTATGCAAGGATCGGGGCAATCTCCGGCGTCGACCTCTTTCCGCCGGTGCGCAGCACGGCTGAAATCCTGGAATCTGAAGGGGTTAAATTCTTTTGTGACGGCAACCCCGCCACCCCGGGGTTGCCGGTAACGAAGAATGGAAATGGGGGGGTTATTCCGCTCGGACGGTGGGTCCAAAGGGCAAAGGTGGCCTGAAGCGCGTGTGGCCGACCCGCCCATAGGATTGCGCATATTTTGGGCATTGCGCTGCCGATGGCATGACGGCCATAGCCAAGTCGGACGTTGCCGATTGCAACCGGCCCGCGCTAAAATCGCGCTGGGTGTGAGAACCCTGATGTGACTTGGGCGGATTCTATCCGCCGACGGTGCCCAGCGCGCTGTTGAAGCAGCGCGCACGGCACTCGGACGCGGCTTAGCGGCTGCGCCCCCACGGCCATCATGGCCGGGGTGCGGACGCTATACAATAGGGCGAAAGCTCGAAGGCCCCGCTCAGCTAGTCACAGCTGTTCTCACCCCCGGTCACCGAGGCCGGACCATTCCAGCGGGGGTCCCAATGACACATCGTGCAACGAGCTGGACGCTCCCCGCGCTGAGGAACACCATGCTCCGTGTGCTGTCGCGCAGTGAGCGCGACCGGATCATAATCCCGATTGACTGCGATATGTGCCAGGCCGGCGACCTCGTTGGGATCACCGCGCTGGTGTGCACGGGCATGATCGTGTGGCTCGACCGCTACGCGCTGTGCCTGCCGCGCAGCCGCAACGCTTTTCAGCTGATCAGTGTCAACGTGTACCTGCTGACGCCCGCAGGCTCCGCGCTGTGCGAGCAGCACGGGATCAAGCAACGATGACCGACCATCCGGTGGTGAGGCCGCAGAAAGAGAGCTGACATGGTCGCGTACTCATTCAAACGCCAGTTTGTCGAACCGATCCGCATCGGGCTTGGCCTGCCGCCGCTGGTGCTGCCGCCGGCACGACGCGCGGACGGGGCAAAGCCGCCGGTCAAAGGGAACGCGGTCGGCCTTGATATAGCCGGTCGTCACCGGCGACGAGATTTTGCGGGCGATGGAGGAGGACTGATATGGCGAGCCGGGAACATTTGGAGCGGGTCAGCAAGGCGTTGATCGGCGAGGGCAAGCTGATCGAGGCCGGCTGGGCGGGCCTGCGGCTCGCAGTTGGCTTGGAGAATGCGCCGGCCGAGCAGCTGCGCGAGATGCGGACAGCCTTTTTTGCCGGGGCGCAGCATCTCTTGGCCAGCGTGATGTCGGTGCTCGACCCCGGGGCTGAGCCGACCGACGCCGACCTGAAGCTGGTGGGGCAGATCAACAACGAGCTGCAGAAATTCATCGAGGGGTTTGCGCAGGACGTCGGGCGCAAGAATAAGGCAAGCGCTAGGCCGGCGCCGGCGGAACCAGCGCGGCCCACCGCTTTCCAGCAGACGCTCGGCGACGCGCCGATCGAGGCGGACTATCGCGAGCAGATGAATGTCTTGGCGCACGTTTTAGATGCCGAATTTAATGGAGGGGATACCGGCAGGAAAACCGGCTTTGTGCTGCTGGTGTTCCCGTTTGCCGATCATGCCGGTCGCTGCAACTACATCAGCAACGCCAACCGCGACGACGTCGTCGTTTTGCTCAAGGAGCAGCTGGCGCGGTTCGAGGGCTGGCCGGACGCGAGCGGCCATGCCTAAACAGGATATGCGATTATGAGCGGTCGGTTTGTTGATGAAAGGGAGGATGACATGATCGAGCGGCCGGCGCGGCTTAAGCATTTTCCGACGGACCATCGCGGATTTGTAGTCCCCTGGTTCGTGCAGTGGTTCAAGGACGGCGAGCCCGGTACCTTTGGCGAGGGCGCGCCCGACTTTCGCGTTGCCGACGAGCACAAGTTTAGGCGCGCGCTGAAGGAGAAGCGCTGCTGGGTTTGCGGCGACAAGCTTGGCGTGCATTTGGCGTTTCTGATCGGGCCGATGTGCGCGGTGAACAAGGTCACCAGCGAGCCGGCCTGTCATTTCGAGTGTGCGGACTATGCGGCGCGCGTCTGCCCCTTCCTGACGCGCCCGCGGATGCGGCGCAACGAGCATGCGTTGCCGGCGGAGCGCATCGAGGCGCCCGGGTTGCATTTGCGGCGCAATCCGGGTGCGTCCTGCCTCTGGGTCACGCGCAGTTACACGACGTTTCGGCCGGGCGTCGGCGCGGACGGCATGCTCTTCGCGCTCGGCCCGCCCGAGCGCGTGCTTTGGTATTGCGAGGGGCGGGCGGCGACGCGCGCCGAGATCGAGGCCGCGATCGTCGGCGGCTTGCCGGCGCTGGAGGAGGTCGCGGAGTTGCAGGGCGGCGGCGCCAGGGCCGAATTGATCGAGGGCGTGCGGGCCGTCCGGACGCTGTTGCCGGCATGAACGACAAGCAGCTTGAGCTTTGGACCGTCTACCAAAACACGAGCGATTACCCTGGGCAGTACGTGGCGCGGAAGTTTCTCAACGATCAACCGACGGCGGAGATGTTTGTTTCCGCCCGGATGTTACCGGGCATGCGTAAGCACCGCGGGATTGAGCAACGGCAACTCCAGCCAGGCAGGCTTCGCCGGCTGACGGCAGTCGCGGATGTCGCGGACCAGATTGGCGATCAGCTCGGCCTGCGTTTTGTTGCGCTCGGAAGCGTTGGCGGCGACTTCGCCGAGCACATAGGCGGCGAACCAGAGAAAACCAACATTAACCACCCGCAACCGATCAGCTCAGGCCTGACGGGCCCTCTGCCCACTGCCCTCCCGTCAGCATGAGGGCGCGTGCGGGTCTATGCGCCGCGTCCCGCACGCGCATCATGCTCTGCTGGAGCTGCCCGCATGATCGAATATGAGTTCATGACGATGGGGCAAATCCCGTTTGGCTATATCGCCGGCTTTGGGATCGTCGTGTTGGCGCTAGTG